AGCACTGGAACGAAGATGGAAGCATTACTATTATACTGAATAGTATTGAAGAAGTTGAGGAGTTCGTTGAGTGTATAAATATATCAAATGGAGCGTATGAAGAATAAGATTTTAAACTTAATTAAGTCAGCCGTTTGGTTTGTCTTGTGTTTGCTTGTAGGAGCATTGATATTTGAGGGCATTCGCTCATTGGCTAATAGCGATAAACCTGCAAAGAGAGTTGGTATATCTGTAATCACAGAAGAAGAGCACGATTATCTGGTAGTGGACACGAAACACGGAGTTTGTGTTATCCACGCTGAGAGTTGTCCTTGTCGTAAAAAGAAATAGCGTATGAAGAAGATTATATTATTATTTGTATCGGTTATATTCCTGCTCGTTTCTTGCAACGAGAACAAAGGAATTAATGTTCCAAAATCAGACTCTATTAATGAAATTAAAGTAGAGAAACTGTTTGTTGCGGATGGTATAACCGTATATCGTTTTTATGATGGTGGCAGAGTGGTTTATTTTACCAACAAAAAAGGCGAGGTAAAGGCTCGCCATGACGAATATGACCCTGCAACAAAAACAACAAGAACAAAGGTAGTAGAAACTTTATGTAACGAAGAATAATTATGAATAAAACAGATTTACATTCATCATTACTCTTCCTGATGCTTAAACTGGAAGAGGCAAAGAGCAACCCGATGATAGACAAGAACTTCATTGTTGCATTAACGGAAGTCTTCAGATATTTCCGTGATAACGGAGAATTGAAGAAAGCCTATGAAATTCAAAAGGATTCATTTGCAAACATGGCTAATAGCCCTTGGGTGAAACTGGTAATGGGTATGCTTACCTCAAAAATGCAAGAGGATGGAGTCAATGCAGAACTACCAGATGTGGATGCTCTTGTAAAGGAAAGTACTTCTGACGAATACATTGAAAAGAAAATCAAGGATATTCTTGGAGAGTAAACGAGAGTGTAAACTACAATCCCCACCTAGCTTCACAGCTGGGTGGGGATTTTTTAGCTAAATAAACAACGTCTAACCTATAAAAACAAAAACTAAAATTATACCTAAATCAACTTATCTATGTACTTATCCAAATCCTTTTCATACCAAACAAGTTCGGTCCAGCCCTTGCGCTTCCGTCCCTTAGGGAGCCTGCCTTCTTTCACCAGCCGGTCAAAGGTAGCCCTGGAAACTTTGACGTATCCGCACGCTTCCGCTTTACTGATCGGCTCATCCTTGTTGGCAATCTGATGCAGGAAATTCAGCATCATCGTGTTCTGCTGCTTATTCGTCAAACATCTTCCCGACTGAATCCGCTCATGAAATTCCATCAGGAGCGAGTCTATCATTTGGAGTTCTTCGCTAATCTTTCCCATAAGCTAGCACTTTTTATTGTGATACCAGAAGGCAAAGCCGATGGCACATACAGCCAACAGGAAAAGAAATCCGATATAGCATCTTCCCAGTGTCATTAATCTCTGCTCACTCTTGGTAAGCTGCCGTTCCACTGGTATAGGCACGGAAACAGAATTACGCTTGATGATGGTATCAAGCTTCACCTTATATATGTTGCGGTATCGGTCCCGATAGGCAATCTTGCTTATCACTACGGTATCACCCTTCTGATACACATAAACCGAATCCTTCACATACACACTATCCATTTTGGCGATAGTGTCACTTCTCACAATATACTCAGTATGATACTCGGGAACCTTCACATACTCCTTGGTCTTGCAGCCAGTGAATGCCAGCAGGATAACTCCAACTACCAAACCGATGCAAGCCCATTTCCAAAATCTTATGTCATACCACTTCATACGCTATAGATTTTTATATTCCTCTTTCGCATTAAAACAAGGGCACATCTTCTTCCACTTCGACTTGTCTGCACCCCAAATATCACGATGCCCCATAATCGCCGCATTCGGATATTTCTTTTTCAGCTGTTTAAGCAGTGTAGCCAGTGCATCCTTCTGCTCCTTGGTTCTGTTATCTACAGCCTTTCCCTTCGAGTCGACACCGCCTACATAGGCAATATTGATGGCAGTAGAATTATATCCCTTCACACCGTTGCTAACCATTTCTACCGGTAACATCTGGTGTACGACACCATCCTTGGTAATTACATAGTGATAGCCGGGGTTTTTCCAGCCCTTGCGCTTGAACTCATCCCAAAGCTCCTTTACGCCCCATTTCTGAGAAGAGGCAGTACAGTGAACGAAAATTCTCTCAATCAGTCTCATACCTTGCCCTCCTTCTCCTTTTCCAGTTCCTTCATAATCTCGGCAAAAGCCCTAGCAAGGTCCTCTTTGTTCTCCAGAAGAATACTTACCGTCTTCTCCTGCTTCCGTATCTCAGCCTTCTGCCAGCTCTTCTCTCTTACGCTTACAAATTCACAGAAAACGCAATAGCCTGCCCATATCATAGAGAAGACAGGGAAGGGGAGAACCGTACAGGCTATCAGGTCTATACAGACCGTCACCATGAAGGGAGAGAAGTATTTCCTCGCCTTGTCGCAAGTCTTCTTGAATCCTGTACTTGTCGTAGCCAGTCCGTTCTCCTTCGCTTTTTTGATACCAAAGAACAGGTCCACGCCCATAGAAATGATAAGAGCACCCATGCAGATGGCAATAACCAATGCTGATCTGTACAGGTGCTCTTGCAAAAATGTATGAATAATCTCTGTCATATATACCATTAATATTGATTAATGGCGCAAAGATAAGGGGTTTTCAGATAGCTTTTTCCGTGTTTCCGTCTAACTGTTCATGTACCACCAAATTTTATCGGTGGGGTGATTGGTTGATTCGTCGCAGAGGAAACTCACTGATAGCTCGGAGATTCTCTTCTTCAAGGTCTCCTTGCTTCTCGACCATTTCCCAATCACATCAATGTTCTCTGCAAACATCTTGTTCATGGTCACGGCAAAATCCCACATCGTGTAGTCGGGAATCATCCAAGCCTGCTTGTCGTACTCCTCCTTCATTTCCTCGTAACCGAAGAATGGAGCATACTCCTTGGTCACATCATCCTTAAAATAGTAGATGTTGGCGATGCAGGCTCTTCCCAGCTTCTCGTCAAAGTGATGTCTTCTTTCCATCCAGTACAGAAGGTTTCTCTGTACGATTCTCTCTTCTTCCTCTGAAAATCCGCATTCTCCATTCTGAAACATCTGGAATGCGGCATTTGCTACGTGTGATAGCGATCTTGATAAATCCATAGGCATATAATATTAATGTAAAAATGATAAATACATGGTGCATTTCCAGCTGGTCTGGAGTGATGAGCCAGTGCCGATAATACAGTCTGATGGCGTTGATGCCAAAGAAATAGAAGAATGGGATGCGGAATATCCAGCAGTATCTGAAGAAGAAGCTCACTGGTATCATGCAGATTGGCATATACACGTATGCAAGAAAGTAAATCCATATGATACAATTTCCGTTATCAGCCGTATTAAGTACGGTAGGTCTTGGATAACGCCCATAGTCCCAAACTCCATACCAGTGCCCTAGCATCAGCGGTATGGGTGCCCATTTTGCCAGGAGTTCATAGAATCTCCAAATCTTACGGCTCAGCAAACCTTGCAGAACCATCCTTTGCTCCTCTTCCGAGAGAGCGTTGTTAATACTCTTTTTCATTTTTGTTTCAATTTTATGTTGATATCGTTGATCTAGTTGCTGTTTCTTAGAAAACGGTAGCTAAATGTTTTAGTCGGTGCAAAGATAAAAATATTCCTGCACAAAACCATAAAAAGTGAGCAAAATATTAAAATATATTATTTATTTGGACGTATTCTAGATTATTCGTACCTTTGCAGTACGACTTAACGAGTAAAGCGTATGACGAAAACCAATTATAGCTTGACTGAAAAGCAACGGGAAGACCTGATGAAGACTTATCGTGAGGTAGCACCCACCTGCCACACCGCAAAGGAGGCGTGGGCGAAGATAGTATCCCATCCCGCACCGAGATATTACGTGAATCCCAAGCAGGCATTCGAGAAGCTCAGAAAGATGGTGGTAGGCGATTTCTCTGAGGTGGATGCCATGACGGAACCGAGAAGGAGAATGTACTATTCTCTGTTCGATAGATTGAATGCAGTATCTCAGAAGAAGGAGTTTATCGGGCAGTCGCTCCATTTCATCTGCCAGTTTTTGGTAGGAGAGCCAGCCCCCGAATTCTTCCTGTCTCCTCGATCAGCCGAGGATATTTTCTATAATTGCAAGCGATATGGGAAAGGTTACAGGGATGGTAAGCATGAATAGTTTCAGATTGAAGGCGATTCTGTCGCTCATCTGCATCGTTCTTTGCACTTGGCACATAGGCTTCTATCACGGATGCCCCTGGGAGAATCATCTACTGTACAGCTTCTTCCACGTCAATGGTTTTCATCTTGTCATCAATCTGCTAGTACTCTGGCAGATCAAGGGCAGGATTTCGCCTGTCAAGGCTTTTGTGGTAGCCGTAGCAGCCAGTTATCTGCCGATGTTCGTCACCGAGCCAACGATGGGTTTGTCTGGGTTCCTCTTCGCCGTCTTCGGTGTGATGTGGGGCAGGACAGGACGATGGAAAGATGCAATTAGGAAGGCTGGTCCCTTCATCCTCTTCACGATGCTGTTGGACAACGTGAACGGATGCCTCCACCTTTATTGCTTCGTCATAGGTTATTTGATGGAATGGTTCATAATCTACATAGAACGGAAACGTTCAGCATAAGTTTGTTAGTGTTTTAATGTCGAAGGCGACTGCTCATCACGAGTAGCCGCCTTCTTGATGTTATCAAACTTATGGAAGGATTTACCTTATCTTGTCTTCCCTTCTGCTCTGAGTCTCTATGATGGACCCGGCAAAGGAATCGCTTGCCTTGAAGTTCTTGAAAGAATACTCCAGCTTGAAGTATTTCCACGGTTTACCGAAGAGGCTCCTCAGCGCAATCCAGTCCTTGCCGTTGTTGGAGCCATAGACTGTTACACTTACCGTGCCGGCATCAGAATCGAAAAGATGCTTCAAGCCTCTCAATGATTTCAGAATGGTAGAGCCGCCCAGTTTCAAAGGTCGGGTAGTCATTACGCAGTCATAGTCGTTGGCATCATCCTCTGCCAATGGAATGTTGGTAAGGGAATAAACGGTACTATCATCAAACTGCACAAGATTGTCGGGATAGTTGTTGGCTACCGTTCTGCAGAAAATCTTGCTGCCGGTATAGTTGTGGGAGATTGAGAAAATCTTATCCTCCATATTATATACATAGTGATAGCTGGTCTTCTTGTTGAATATTCTCAGCAGCGAAGCCTTGTAGTCATAGGCTATCAGACAGTTCTCCAAGAAAGTCTTGAAAGGCAGGAAGTCGCTTGGCAATCCTCTGTTCTTTCCACCGCTCAACTGCCCCGATACGCAAATCGCCTCACCGCCCGATGTAGCCATCAATCCCTTCTCGGAAGTGAAGTAAACCACCTTGTCGGTAGGGGTGATGGAATCAGCGTTATTGCAAACCTCTCTGGATATAGGGTGTATGCTGGAGTAAAGTCCCTCTGCATTCACGCTCATGGCATAGATGCCTTCATCGGTAAAGACGAGCAGAGGATATTGACCGAACTGTCCCTGACTTACCGCCTCCGTGTTAGCCACGATACCAAGAATCTTGCCAGTACCCACGGTGTTATCGCCCGATGCCTCAAATACAAACGGATTGTTCACTACCGAAGTGAAAATCTGGGAATCAAGATATTCGGGCTGGTTAAGGTTCTTGACCAGTTCTATCATTTCATCTTCGGTGATACTTTCAAATTCCGCATCACCTTCAGCTGACGGAAGATTGGTGAACGAATAGGCACCATTCAGCATAGGATGCACAACCAATGGGATTCTCAGGCATTTGCCACCAGAATAAAGAATGATTTCCGTAGCGTTTGGGTCTGGATAATAAATCCATCCACGCAGGAATGACTTATTCACAGAAGCGACATTCATCGTCCAGGTATCAGAAGAGTTCGTCACGATATGGGTGTACATATAGTAATAATCGTCGCCAGTCAAGTCTCTTCCTGTAAAATTCGAGAAACCACCAAATGGATAGCGCAACAATCCGATAGCTTGAAGTCTGCCGTTATAGGTGTACAGTCTTTCTGCTGTAGCCTTTGCCCATCCGTAATAATCATCAACATTCAGTTGGGTTTGTGTCGTAAGATTCTCAACAACTCCTTTCGCAATGAACGTTCTATCTCCGTCCTTTATTCCGTTAACAGAGTAATGCCAGTTTCCATCCATAACATTATCCGATGCCTTTACAGAAAACAGTTTGTAGAACTGTGATTTTGTCAGCAGTTCATCTATGATTTCCTGGTCCGTTTTATATTCCGGCTGAATTTCGCTGTGTACCGTGATGGTATGGGAAGCCATCGCTTGCTTGTCGTAGTCAAACGGAAGCTCTCTATACTTGTCGTAGCCGAAATTAGCAGAAGGTTTCATATAGGTATCGTTTGGAGAAACTAATTTCCAACCGCTATCTAAACGGAATGGCAGGACCTGATCAGAGGCAAAGACTACAACTTCCTTGATAATGTCTCTCCAATCATTGCTTATCGGTTCAAACTTGAATTTCAGTTCGCTATACTCGATGAAGTAAAAGATACTTTCTTTTCCTGTCATTTGCCTAAGATCCATATATGTGTTATGGGTGCGGTCGAAAGTCGCAGCGCTGAAACGGCAATTTCTATTAATCGTAGGATAGCAGATATATGGGGTAGTAATCTTGGTATAAGAGCCATCGAAGAGTCTGAATGCGCACCTGATAAAGAAAGGGAACGCAAACATATTCTTGCTTTTTACCCAGTTGATAGCTTGGGCAACATGCCCTTGAACTGTTTCCTGAAAGCCTTTTTCGTGTGAACCGTCTGTAGATACTTTGATGGAGAAATGATGATACACACCTTGCTGGAACGTTCCGCTAGGTTCATCGCCAGCAGCATGCAGGAATTTTCCATTCGCATCATAATAGCATTTCCATCCATCGGGACCATCTACATCGTTGGAAACATTCATCAGAGTTCTTTTACTCTCTTCTGGTATGTAGTTGTTGGTTGGCTTCTCGAAGGTGAAATTACATTTCAGGTCTGGGATATTCGTTCCCAAATCCTTGTAGGTATCTGATTTATAAATGATGTATCTCAATCCATTATCTGTAGCCAGTACCAGAGTATTCCCCACCGCCTGTGCATCCTTTACTTCTCCTTCTCCCTCAAAAGTTCCAATCGGAGTGCTGAGGTCACTCTTCTTGTAGCATCTGATGGTATATTTGTTCTCGCCACTATCCCCAACATACTTGTCATAGGTAATGATATTCTCGAAGTCTGCCATTTTATGGACACACAAAATCGTACCGCTCACCGTGCCGAAAGGCTCCATCTTCTGAATCGGGACCATTTCACCATTCCTATATATGATGTTTTGAGAATAGGCAAGTTCGCTATCTTCACTCAGCAAGTCACTCGGTACGTTCGTCATACCCTTGCTGAAACTCAAAGTCTTTCTATCCAAGTTTCTCTCCATAACTCAATATCTTTAAATTTTTGCAGCAGAATGAACGCCATCTCCACCGCTGCTTGATCTTTCCTTTTGTTTCCACTTCGGCTTCTCCATATCGTTGGCGCTTACCCACAATCCGATGGCAGTACTCATCAGTACATCATCATGGTTTCCGTTGCCCACGATATTGCCAAGGCTTCCATCATCATGCCGTTCATAGATTCTCAGCTCATGATACATTTCCCTGTCTGGCTCATCCCAGAGCATATCATCCACAAACTGCTCCAGATTATCAATCACCCAACCCTTCGTCAGCTTATTGGTCTGGAATCCATACTTGGCAAGCACATCATCGCTCACGTCCTCAGGGCTTGTGGTGCGCTGATACAGATTATCGTAGTAGTCGGCTATCTCGTTCAATATACTTCCGAAGTGGTCGCCTTCCGTATTGTTGTTCTTCTCTCTATCAGCCGTGTTGCTCTCAATTACCAGCAGTGCATCATCGTAGTAATGCGCCAATGCTGCCGCCATCCACGCCAGCTTGTCGTGTCTTACGTGTCCTCGCCATCTTGCCACCACCTTTGGCTTGCCCTTGATGGAAGGCATCATGTCGAATCTATCTATCACTGTCATTACGGTATAGTCGGAAGTCGAGGATTTACCGCCAATATCCACGCTCACCAAGTATCTGTTCTCTACTTTCAGACAGTTAGGTACTGCCCATATCTTCAAGTCTCCATCACCATCTGTTCGGATGCTGATCTTCGATTTTTCGATGGAAGACTCGTTCTTGTTGCCGTCAATGATGATGTCAGCGGTATAGATTGGCTCACGCTTGTACTTCTTCTGTAAATCATCAATAGAATAGGGGTTGAAGACCAGATTACCAGAGTTTCGGAAAGCGTCTTCCTCATCCACTGGAGCCTCGGTAGCACAGAAGGAATGGGTAGTAAACTTGTTGCGGAAGTTTCTGTACCACTCGATAGCTTGGAAGCAGGCTCCCTTTTCCCACATACGCCAAAAGAACTTGCCTGTTTCTCGGTAGCCTTTCGGATTGGTACTCTTATCCTTGTTTTCCAAAAGCCATTTGGCAAAGGCTCGTTCGCTCTTCACTTCTTCCATATCGTGCTCGATGAAGAAGCAAGGAATGAATAGGAAGGAATAGGCATCATTGTTTTTCGGGTCCATCGCCAACTGGCATTTCTCATAGAAGAAGCCAGAGTTACCCTTGCCGGTACTCTCGAATACCTCCAAGTTATCCTCCTGATTTCTGATACCACCCGAGATAGAAGAAATCACGCCCTCAGGATCATGCTCTGGGGTCTTTTTCCAGTAAGCCACCTCAGAATAGTGAGCACAGTGGAAGTTGCTGCCACGTACGGAGTCAAAGTTCTCAAAGGATGCCACGGTCAGCGTACTTCTTCTTACTGCCCTCATGCCGTCTGTTACCTGGAAATCATCAGGCGAGTTCTCGTAAGGAGAGAATTGAAGCTTGGCTCCCGGTCTTCCGATGGTCCAGCCTGGCTGGTTCTCCAATGCCTTTCTGTACATCGCCTTGATTTTCTTTGCCGTGTTCTTCTGCTGGGCTAGTACGATGGCGTTCCATCCGTCCTTGCGGAAATCCTGTAGCCACTTGATGTAAAGCTGTGTAAGGGTAGAACCGCCCCACTGTCGGGCTTTCAGAATCACTACTCGGATAGCCCTTTTGCTGGTTCTTAAATCCTCAAAAATCTTCAAGAGCTTGCGCTGGGGGTAGTTCAGCTTGAAAGGAATCATGTCACCAGTTACCTTATCCTCAATCTTGTCGGTAGCAAACAGGGCAAACTCGGGATCTTCCCTGAATCTCACCTTCATAATCTCGAAGGTCAGCACCATCTTCAACTGCTTGGTGTAGTAACTCTTCTCGTTATACTCCTTGCCCCATACCCGGATGATGTACTCCTTCATGCTGCCCAACTGTTTCAGCCCCCTATATAATAAGGTACGCATACATTCTCTGGGAACCCACATCTTCTTGATCATGAAGTCGGGCAGTTCGAGCAGCTCCCTGTGCTCGAAATCATAGCAGCCTTCACCCGTCCAAGGGTTGTAGGTTCCGTAAATCTCATCGTATCTCCGCTTGTTTTCGGCTACGAGTTCATCAATATCTACTTCTCTAACTAATGCCATCGCCCAATTCCTTTATCTCCTCAAAATCTGCATCCTGTATCTGTGGCACCTGAGTCACGTCCAAGGCGTTGTTGTCGGTCTTGGTCTGTGCCAGTGCTGCCAACTGCTTGAAGTCTTCGTCCAATCCATGGGTCACGCTCACCTCGCTCTGCTTTGGTATCATGTGCTTGGTCAGGTTGGCATAGATGGTAACGTATGTTTTCGGGTCGTATTCTGCCAACTGGTTCATACAATCCTCAAACTTATCCTGATGTCGGGCTAGGAAGTCACGGATAAATTCTTTCTGTGCGCTCTTGCTCACTGGTAGAATCTTCTTCGCCTTCTCTCGCTTCTCCTGCATGATTTCTCTTACCGACTTAATATCATCAAACTCTCCCATAAGCTTCTCCTTCCTTTTTATCCAAATGGTTTCAGCGGATGAACCAGCATTCCTGCTTTGCTGGCACTCGCTGCATCTAGTATCTCCAGTTCTTCATCGTTCATTTCCTCCTGCTTCGAAATGGTAATCGGGTCTTTACTGGTAAGCGTAAGCAGGAAATATTCATAGAGAGAACCAGCCACGATGTAGCTGTGGATATGTTTCACCAGCTCGTCATACCGTGTATCATCCCAGTAGTCGGGCATATTCAGCCAGATTTCCTTCTCGTCCCACTCCTTCAGGGCATTGTCTCTTACCACTCCCTGCGGCTTCATCACGTAGGCAGAGAGGATTCCTTCTGTCTTTTTCAGGTACTTGTCAAACCAGCGGTAGAAGAGCGGTCTTTCCCTATCGTTCTCACTGGTTGGGATGATGTCTTCCTGATTGGTCTGGTTGCCTCGTCTTGCCCTGCCTACCATGTTTGTAGCTGCATCAATGTCATACCAGAGTTGGTTGGCATAGATGAAGATGTGCTTGCTGTAGTACTTGTGTGCCGGACGAGGAGGCTTCGGAAGGAAAGGATTCGGCTCTGGCTTCCATCCTCTCTCACGGATAAAATATGTTGGGTGTAATGCGTTGAACTCCATTTTACACCTCCTTTGCTACGGTTACTTCTACCTCTGTCTTCAGGTTGTCGCTGTGTCGGGAGAAGAGGATAACGGTTGCCACGCCGGTATTCCTTGGCTTCAGGGCGAAGGTATAAGGGTCTGGGCTGCGCTGAATCTCAACGATGCTAGGGTCGCTGCTTCTCGCCTCTATATCATCAATGGCTCCATCGTCAATAGAGTAGGAGAGATTCACGTCCTCTTCCTCCAGGGCAATCGTGATAGCTCCATCACCACAGCTTCCATCCACCTTGGCAGTAAGATGCTGGGTATAAGGAACGGTTGGAACTACTGGACCACTCAGTACGAAACATCTGCGGATGCTCTGTTCATCTATGCTGAGCGAAGCCTGATAAGGTTCTGCCTGTTTCAGATTGGTAGTCTTTAACCACCACTGGAAAATCACGTAGTCTTCCACATACTTTGACACCAGTCGGGCAAGTGTATCGGTCAAGGTTCCGTTGCATCTTCTTGAGGCATTGATGATAAACTCTACCACATCATCCGTCTTGGAGTCGTAGTAGATAATGTTGTCACCGATGGTCTGCGCATTCGGTACCAGATATTCGGCAAGAAGTGTCTTCACAATCTCCAGTGCCGTATCAAAATCATGGGTGAGCGTTGCTTCGTGAACCTCATCATCACCAGCAGCCTCATTGAAGCCCAACTTGATAGCCTTCTCGTCAGTCGCACTATCCACCTTTGCCTTCAGGTAGGTGGCTCTCTTCACGGCTCCAATCACCACCGACTTTACAATTTGAAATTTTATAATCATAGTTTTATCTTTTTAGTTCAAAATTACTTCTCCTGTCATATCAGTCAGGTTTCCGCTTACAGATGCCGGCGCATCCTTCTGGAAGATCAGCTTCAATGCAGAGTTTACATGATTCGTCATATCGTCTGCGTACTTCCTTGCAGAATCAGCATAGGTCATGGATAGCACAGAATAGGCTACGTAATCTACCACATAGCTCTTGAAGAGACTACAGAATGCGTTCGCCTTGCTTTCGCTCACTCTGTTCCGCTGATAGGTGAATACCACATCATCGGTGTTATCCGTGTAGCCGGCTATCAGTGGAGAGAAGCTGCTCACGAATGTTTCTGCCGCATCCTTCACATACTGCTTCAAGATGTCTTCCTCGGTCGAGGATAGGGTAACACCGGTAAAGAGGATATTTCCCTGCTTGTCGGAAAGTCTTTTTCCGATGATGGAGAAATGCTTCTTCACCTTGCTCTTGATGTCGGCATACCCTATTGTTATTGTCTGTTCTGTTACTGCCATAACTTATGCTGTTTGATAATACTGATTGTTCATACTCATAGCCTGAGCCACTGCGTTCTGGTCTGCGCCCTGCACGATTCCATTTTCTACCTGTCCGCCGCCCTGCTGCTGAGCCATCGCCTGTTGCTGCTGATACATCTGTTCCAACTGTGCCTGCTGTTCCTGCACGCTGGCAAGAAGCTTGTCGGCAAATGGTTTGTTCACGTTCTGCAAGTACTGAATCAGGTTGATTGCACCCATCTGCAGTAACTCCTTCAAGTCATCATTCTGTAAGGTGTTGTAGGCAGCAGATGCCGCTGCATTCTTGATGCTTATCTTGAAGTGAATGTCTCTTGCTGATAGTCTGTCGTAACTGTAGGTGTTCAGACCGTCCTTGTTGAAAATCTTTCTTCCGTCCTCGTAGAACTGCTGGATAACTGAGCACTTTTTCATTGCCAGCTTCTCCGTAAAAATTTCCATATCGGATAGGATGGTATAGAGTGAAGTGGTAGCGTTCTGGCTCTCCTGTGCATATCTTGCAGCCGATGTACCAGCCGAAGGAGTCTTGCCCTGCAAGGCACCGCTTACGTTGGTCACCTCTCTGATAAGGTTCAGTTCTATCTGCAAGAGTTCGTTGGTTCCGATATTTACCGCATTCGAAGTAATAATCTCTGGCTTCACGTTTGGCATTGTTCTCTTTGGTGTATAGAATATCCATCCATCGTATTCTATTGCCTCTTCCATGAACTGCTCTGGTGTCCTTCCACCCAGTACGGTTGTAGGAATCATCTTGAATCCCTTGAAGCTGCTTCTGATACTCATATCGTTCATCACAATCAGGCGGTTGATGTAGCGCTGCTGATCTATCACGTTGGTCATGAACGGATGAATCTCTCCGTTGATAAAAGGATAAAGCTTCATGGTGTATGGGTGGCTCTTGAAATCGTAAGGAGATTCACCACGGCAAAGCACCGTACCGTCAGGAGCCATGAAGGTGTAGTACCAGTATTTATCTGAAAGATCTTCCGATGTAATATAGGCACGGTCTTCTTCCGACACACCGTATTCGTCATACTGCTTCTTTCGCTTCTCGTTCTCCAGAATCAGCTTGTTTATCATTGCCGTGTCTTCCAAATCCACACGGAACCAAGCATTGTTCATGTTCTTGGCAATAGGGTCGAAGCATTGCAGTCTCGGTTTGGTTTCTGTGGTCCATACCTCAATCACTCTTACGTAGTGTCTTCCCTTGTTGGTATAATCGAAGCTGAGATTTTCCAAAGCCTTCTCTTCGTTAAACTCGTAGCCATAACTGCTATCATCTACATCATGAATGTCAAAGATATTGTTCAAGTCATTAACCGTCAATCCGTATTCCCTGCGGGCAAACTTCTGATACAAGTCTTCCTTGCTTACGTCATGCAGACAGCCTATCAGACAAACGTCATTGTGTCTTGGGTCACTTCCGCATTCGAAGAACATGTGATCAGGTTCCATTGCGTCCGTCCACGCATCAGGCATTTCCAGTTCTCGGTCTTCCCAGCTTTCCCTCACAAACATCTGACCGCCCTGCAGGTAGTCCTTGATGAGGTGATTCAGCAAATCCTGCATACCGGTGGTCTGCCAGTTGCATTGCATCGTAGCACTCATCATGTCGCTCAGTTGTCGGGAGTCATTATCCCTAGCAAAGCATACTGGCTCCGTACCCTGCTTGGCATAGAGTCCTGCGATGGATTCCAAAATACTGATCATGATGTTGTTGCTCATAGGGGTCTGGTTGCGCCGCTCCATATAGGTGCGCTCCGTCATTTCCTCCCAGTAGCCATGATGATACACCCTGATGGTGTCGCTCCATTGGTCTCCGTTGCAGTATCTCATTGTTCTTGCTCGGGTCTCCCTAACGCCACTCAGATTGTTCCAGGCATTCTTGCATCGGGTTAGCAGTTCCCAGTCCTTTCCGTGCTCCTGCCGCTTCTTTCGAGCCTTCACGGAATCGTATCTGTTGCGCTGAGGCATCACCTTGCTAAGTGTTAATAATTTCGCCTTAACCATATTTGTTTACACATTATTAATTTATAGGCGCAAAAATAGTCTTAAATCCTTTTTTCTTTGCCGTGTTTCCGTGTGTTTGCCTATTGTCACGGAAACACGGAAATATAATTGCATTTTCTTTGCATCTTTGCGGCAACGTTTCAAACAGTTTAAGATATGACAAAGGAAGAATTAGAACAGATGAATGCAGGTGGAGAATCTGAACAGCAGGTTCCTTCACCCGAACAGGCTTCGGAAGAGACTCCCCCGGTAGAGGAGCGCCCTAACCGTAAGGCTTTCTCCGACCGATTCAAGAAGCGTCATGCTGACATTGATTTCGAAGACAAGGAAGCTCGTTATGCGGCTATGAACGATGATGCTGATACGCTCGGACGATACGAGGAGAGCGGAAAGGCGTTGTCTAAGGTGTTCGACAAGCACAAGTGGCTTGCTGCTCTGGCGATGGATATGGAGAAGAATCCAGAAGATAACCCATTCGATGCGATGGCTCGATTGGGTATCGACATCAAGACCTTGCTCGAAGACCCAGAGGGCGGAAAGAAACTCGCCGATATTCTTGCAAAACACAATGAGGAAGTTGCTGAGCAGAATGAAGCAACCGAAAGGGTTACGGAAAACATGCGTAAGTCTATCGAGCGCTTGGTTAAGCTCTACCCAGACGATGCACACGAAATGTGGAAGCAGATTTACGAGATTCACGACAAGGTGGAGAGCGGTGACATCCCAGATGATGTTTGGAAGATGCTCCACAATGCCAACAACTACGATTCTGATATATCCTCTGCCCGAGACGAGGCGGCTATGCAAGCCCGAAACGAGAAGATTCAGAATAAGGTGCGCTCCTCCGCAAGCGAGGGCATTCCTCCTTCACTTTCTAGTTCGGGTGCAGGAAATAAGCCGGCAAAGAAAGAGAAGAAACCAAAGAGCGGATTCTTCGAAGGTATCACTTATTAATATTAATCCATAAATATATGTATAAAATGAAGAAAATTTCAAATTATTTTTCAAGCGGTCAGTTCATCTTCAAGATGATTCTGATGCTTCTTGCCGTGGTTACTGGCGGCGGCGTACTGGCTATGGCTGACAAGGTAGAACCTGAACTGAATGAGCCGGGTTCTCGTCCTGCCACAGAGGAAGAGGTAGCAGGTGCAGAGATTGTTGACAAGGATAAAGAGGATTTATTGGCGCCTGGTGGTGGTAATGCGGGTCAGGACTTGACAAATACGCAGGCTTCTGCTACGCAGATTGAAAAAGGTGGACTCGAAGAGGAAGACTGGGATACTGAGGTCACCAAGTTCCACCCTTATCGAAACCCTATGCTCTCCATTGTTCGCAAGTTCACTACAACTGTTGGTTGTAAGGGCTACAAGAAGAAACATGCTCGTTTTGGTGGTGAAACTTTGGATGGTGAGGTTACTGCCAATATTCCTGAGGGTGCAACGATCAAATTGACTCGCGCCAACTTCTCTGGTTCGTTGAAGCCTTTCTATAAGGGTTCTACAGTTTTCGTACCAAAAGTGGCAGGTTATAAGTTTGGCTCAACCACCCTGACAGAAGACCGTCTGATGCTCTTGGTTACTGGTACGAATGAGGCTCGCACAGAGGTTACTTTGCAGGCTGTAAATGGTAAGGCGGTAGAGGAAGGTGCTGATTGTGAGTATCTTGAGAACATGTTGTGTCCAGCTATCCCTGTCGGTGCAACGTTCCTTTGTGGTGCTACCGCTCTGTCTGAGTCACAGATGAAAGTTCCTACAGAGAACTATCAGCCTCGTTCTAAGGAGGTTTATCTCCAGAAGAAAGCATTCTCTATTGTCTTTACTGACGATTTCGAGAAGATTGAGAAGAAAATTCCACACAATGTTTCTGATATGAAGGCGGATGGTCTCAGTAAGTTCCTCTTGCGTGCGGAGCGTTCTTATTGGCTTGGTGTTCAGCGTCGAATCCACTCCCTTACTGAGGATGGTGCCGCAGAGTACACTTACTTCTCAGAGGGTGTCTTGAATCAGATTACTACTCAGTATGGTATTGGTGATATTTACAAGTATGAGGATTTGACCGCCATCTCTATGGCTATGTTCACAGACTTTGCTGAGTCAGACCACATCTTTATGTTCTGTGGCAAGAATGCCATCAAGCGACTGATGAATATCGAGATTCCTAAGGGTCGCACCGAGGTTCTTGCAACCCACAAGGAGATTGATATTACGTTCACACGCTACAAGGACAACTACGGTACTATTGACTTCGTTTGGGATCAGACGCTCGACTTTATGGATATGGAGGACTGCATGGTTGGTGCCGACTTCAAGAGTGCTCGCCACTACGTGAAAGAGAAGGGTAAGGATAAGACTAATGACATGAGCAAGGACGGTCACGACCCAAGAGAGGCTAAGCGATATATGCACATCGAAGCTGATTGTATCGCTCTCCGTGGCTACAACTCTATCTTGGTAGGTCCTACTGCTTTCATTACTCACCTTGGTGTGTCTGGAATCACTACAACCATCACTTCTGTAGCAGAGCTTCCTAAGGTAGCAGCCAAGGGCACTAAGTTCGCATTGACTGCCGACTATACAGACCCTGATACTTCTACCAAGTACGAGAAGGGTAAGGTTTACGTTTACAACGGAACCAAGTGGGAACTCTATGCCGGAGCTGATATTGCAGCGTAAGGCATCTTTTTCATTAATATATAATCACGCATAGGGGCAGGAGTTGAAAGCCCTGTCCCTTTGTTAAAACAAAAAGATATGATTAAGACATATAGATATAATGTATTATGCAATAGTGCAAGCCATATTTTGAATGGTCCAAGTGGAAACTCTATGCGATATGACTTTACTCATGGAAATATCGCTGGCAACAAATTTCCAGAGATAACACTTCGAAATAAGTATGCGCAAGACCTTTTGGAGTCTCATGAGTTATTCTCCAAAGGGAAAGTAAGTTTGATTCGTACTACTTTGGAGGAATCTGACATCATAGATGAGCCGGCAAAGAAGACTACAAAAAAGTCTCAGAAAGAGGAGGTATCTGGCATTCGCACAGCCGAAGAGGTTATCAATTACGTAAATAGCCGTTTTGACAAGGATTGCAGAACCCTTGAAACTGCCATGAAGCATGCAGACAAGGCTGGTCTTGTTTTCCCTGATTACGGCAAGGAGTAACATATATAATAAGGTGAAATGAAGGTAGAAGACATCATAAAGGCAGTTCGTTGGTGCATAGATGAGGAATCCAACAACTTCTCATCAATCACAGATGAGAAGGACGATTTGTATATGGACAATATCATCAAGGCAAAAATCAACGATGCCCTGCATTGGATTGCCGTTACCGCATCATCCTCTGCTGCATTGGTTGATTCCAAGAAGATAGGTACTTCTTCTGCCACCCTCCAAGTGCAGGACTACGATACCCAGAGAAGCATCGGTGTCATTACGATGGATGCCAATACCGAGGTAATCAATATCTCTCGCATTCGTGGCAATGGCTGGTACAAGGCAGTAGTGCCTATAGAAGATACCCAAGATGAGGCTGTCATGATGTTTGATGATACGGCAAAGGGAACCATCGACCGACCACAGGCGGCTATCATGCGTGAGAATCCTCTGAAAATCCTCTTGCAGCCCAAGCCTACGGAAGCAGTCATTTCCTATGTGGGTGTTCCGAAGAACGTAAGCACGACCGATTCTACAGATGTAGCTATCCCAGACCGCTTGAAGAATGCCTTCATCTACTATCTCGCCTTCTTATTACTTTCAGCCTACGATGATACCAAGGCTACGCAAATGTACACGATAGCCTTGCAGCAGATAGGCGTTAGTCAAACATCAAAATAATGAAATCATGGAGTATGTATCTACGAATTATAGCGAAGAAGAACTGGCATGGGTCTCCTCGGAGATAACCTTGCAGCGTGACATCTACCTGATGATTAAGCTAAAGCGCCCAGGAAAACTGGTAATCAGGCAGGATAGAGGCGATGGCAAGAAGCCGAGAGTTCCCATTCGTGCCCACAAGAACACCTGCGAGTTCAAGCTTCGTCTTCGGGTGATTCCCGAAACCATAAAGATTCAGATATTCACTTCATCAGAACCAAAAGAAATCAAATATGCCTACATTTAGAGATGATCCAAAATTAGGTTGTATGGTGCCGATGATGAAAACAGACGACATCAACGACCAAGCCATCACGAAAGAAAAGATTCGTGACGGCAATGTTACGACCGAGAAGCTCGCTGATGGTGCAGTTTCTACGGATAAGCTACCTGATGGAGTAATCAAGACTTCGAAGATAGCGGATGAGAATATCACAACCGAGAAGTTAGCCGAAGGTGCTGTGGAAACTTCTAAAATCGCCGACCAGAATGTAACCAGTGAGAAAATCGCCGACCAGTCGGTAGATAACTCCAAGCTTTCTCCTGAGGCAGTCACTTACGATAAGGTTAAGGATAAGGCTATCATCACCGAGAAGCTCAACGATCGAGCCGTAACCACAGAGAAGGTAGAGGAGAGAGCTATTACAAACCCGAAACTTGGCAACCAGTCGGTTGATGGAAGAGTAGTTCGTGAGGCATCCTTGGAGACCAAGCATTTCGCCAACGAGTCTGTAACTACGGAAAAAATCAAAGACAGCTCAGTCACAAATGAAAAGGTAGCAGACGATACGCTTGGCATTGAGAAGTTCGATCCAGAGCTTCGCAAAACCATTCAAGCCGCCACTGGTCTTCCTGATGATTTAAGTCAGATGATCCAAGATGTAGATAAGTCTGTCAAGCAACTGAAAGAGAAGGACACAGACCTCCAGTCTCAGATTAACGATAAGCAGCAGCAAATCACCGCCAACGATGGTGATATTTCATTGTTGCAGACTCGCAGTACTCAGATGGAGAAAGCTATCAAGGACATTTCCGCAAGTGGTGGTGCAAGCCAAGCCTCAGCAGTAACATACGAGAATACAGAGAGTGGTCTTGATTCTGTAACTGCACAGGGAGCCATTGATGAACTTGCAAGCAAGAAGTTCAACAAGGAAAATATCGTCCAAGAGTTTGGTGATTCAGAGGATAAAGTTGTCTCTCAATCTGCTCTCCCTTTTCGTTATATTCAGAACGAGGAATTTATCTTTGCCAAGGTAGATGCAGAAGATAAACTTCTCTTTGGTATTCAGTGGGATGGTACTCCAAAGTTTGGTAAGACAAGCGAAGTAGAGGACAGATTGCAGTCACAAGTAACTCTTCTTGCAGAGAAAGTAGCAATCATCTTGGGTGATGGGGACACAACCAATGTCATTGACACCATGAATGAGTTGAAGAAGTTCTTTGCTGATATAGAGAATACAGAGACTCTTGCTGGCATTTTGACTAATCTTGAGAATGTTGCAAAGAACCTTGATAAGACAACAATCAAGGATGAGGAAGGTAATGTTCTAGATACTCCATTTAGAATAATTGAGAACGAAGAGTTCCTCCAAGCTCTAGTGGATTCAGATAATAAGGTTCTCTTTGGCTTCTACAGAGCAACTGGCGAGCCATATTATCCTCTCAATGAAATGTATCATGTCATTCAGAATAAGGAATACTTTGCTGCTTGGCTTGATGCAGATGATAAGGTGGTTTTTGGTATCAGAAGAGACGGAGAAATCATTGGCGAAATCCATGCAGTCAATGCCTTGAAGAAAGTTATCTCTCAGCTACAATCAGACCTTACATCATTGCAGGAGAAGGTAGGTACAATAGACACCAATCTCAAAGAACTCCTTGATGTCTTCTCTTTGCAGGAGAATCCTGAGTATATGGCAGTTGAGAAAGATGCAGACGGAAAGGTATTATCTGCAACTTATAATGATGGTAGTCACTATTCTCATAACTTGAAATCTGAAACCATTGATGATAAGGTTGATAAAGAACAAGGCAAGTCTCTCATAGATTCTGATGTGGCTGGTGCTCATAGTGCTTTTGAAGACCCAGAGGAGAGGTTCAACATGGAACTTGATTCTGAAAGCAGAGTATTGTCTTATAGAGACAAGAATGGCATTAAAAATGAGAACGTAGGATTCAATACTTCAAATTATTATAAGAATGGAGAGAAATGTGAGTGGATAGAGGAGTCTGATGTTATTCCTATCGTGAAGAAATCAGATGATATTCCATTAAGCATTCTTGATGGTGTATCAAATCATAACACCCCAAACTTGATAGTTCCATCAGGTATTCAAAAGACTTTCAACGATGGAACTAATAGTTTTACTCCACCTAATGTTGGCTATGAAATGTCCAATCGCATAGAATGTGAAGCTGGAGATTGGTTTACTCGCACTGGTACTGCTACTGGAATGATTGTTGTTACTGATGAAAATGACAAGAATGGAAAGAGACTGTTTTCTGCTAGCGGAGGTATGCTTGGAAGTACATTCCAGGTTCCATCTGATTTAGTTTGGGTAAAATATATACGTATAGCAGTAGAAGCCTCTGCTGCAAAAGCAGGGGAAGTAGTAATCTGCAAAGGAAAGAAAGCATATAAGGGAGAATCAAAAGGAGATTTCCTTACCTTAGATAAACTTCGTGTTATGCAATCAAATATGCCTAAAGATTTGCGCTTTCTTAAAACGTCAAATGGAGACTATTATGAACTTTACATTGACGAGGAAGACTTTTCTGTAAAAGCCCGAAAGATAGACCCATCAGTTATAACAGAGCTTCCAGAGGATTTCCCTGTGTTTAATGCAAAGGGGGATTTCAGTAAATATTTCGACAGATTGATAGCAATGCCTTATGGGTATATGGTAGAACAAAATCAAAATGGTGTTACTGCCTATCAGAAAATGGGAGTAAATGCTTACTATTATGCCGAGTTCAGAAAGGAAAAATCTCTAAGCGGTGAAGTTAGATTTGTTGCCATGCACCCTTACCTTTCTTACAAAGGAAGAAAGGGAGAAGTTGGGCTGACTATTTATGATAAGGATTTCAATGTCATTGAAACAAATATCAGAACATCCTATATTACACCAGATGCTCATGATTTTGTTTATATAGATGACAATCATGTTATAGTTGTAGGAGCACGTAACAAAAAATATATAACCATTACACAAGGAAGTGAATCAGTAAATATCTCGTCTGATGGTTTATATATATCTGAATTGAAAAAGACAAATGGGAGCTGGATTGAGATTGCCTCATTCGAGGCTAATGATTACCCTCAGCTGCTTACAGATGGTATCAATGAGGGTTACAATCAAGTTAGAACACATTGGAATACTCTTCAATTAGATTATGACGGAAATTTAATTGTCAATATGCGTGACATGAATTGTTTCTGGAAAATCAAACGTACAGTTGATAGCAGTGGTAATATCACTATTGGTTCTAAGACTAAGGACTATAACGAAGCTGTTATTGGACGAGTAGGTGGAGTGTATAACTCTGCATATATCAATAGTAAGAGAGTTCTTGATGATGGATTCCAATTTACAGATATTCCTTCTTCTCTTAGAAGTCGTTCTTCTGATGAACCTCCATTGTGGAAATTTTATCATGAGCATGATGTTACTTATTGGGGAAAGAAGAGTATTGGAGGAAATGAATATCCTACATATATACTATTTGATAATAATATGTGGACGGGAGAATCACCTACTTCAAATTATTATGATAATAACCCAAGGAACAATTACAGAAACAATCCAGATGGAAACAATGATACGCATTTCATAAACAGTAAGTCTGATGGAGGTGCTTACGATAGCAAGATGGTTTCTCGCATAGTTCAATTAAGTATAGACTGGGATAATCATATTATCAAAGATTATAAAGTGTATGAAATTGAAAAGAAATATTCCTATACACGAAGCTCTGTTCAAATGTTTAATGAAGGAATCTTGTTAATTTCATGGGCAGACCAAGGCTTTGTTGGGTTGTATGATTTCAATGATGAGGCAACGATAACAGAAGGAAAACTTTTGAAGAATGGCAAAGAACTATTCTCTGCACAAATTGGCTCATATAGAGCACATGGTTACAAATAATTTTTAAAAATAAAGGATTATGAATAAATGTTTAGTAACAAAATTAGATGGCACGGTTGATAATGATTCACTGATGCACATTGGCGAGTTTAGAATCAAGATAGGAAAAGTATCTAACCCTACTAAAGATTCACAGTTGATAAAAATTGGTGTGACAAGTGACACGGAACTTAGAATTGTTGGTGATGGCTATTTCACTGACAGCACTCTTACCCAAAACAAAGGTAAGAAAATTACTATTTCCAGAAATGACGAAGTATCAAATGAAGTATATGTAAGTAATGGAGACATAGAACTTGCAGTTATGAACAAATACAACTTATTTGAAATTACTATGCCAAATAGTAAATACAATGGGGATAGGGTATATGATTTGGATGCACTGAAATATTCGACACAATTAAGAAGCCTAGATGCCAAAAACTCAAAAGTTTTTGGTAATTTAAATTCGTTGTCAAACTGTACCAGATTAAGTTCTATAGTATTAGGAAATACATTAGTAACTGGCAACATTTCAGTATTTGCAGACAAAAACATGGGTGTTGTTAATCTAGCTACAACTGCTGTTGTTGGTGATATTTCAAATTTTAAAAATAGCAGTAATTTATCATTACTTCATGTTTCAAATACTGCTATTTCTGGAGATATTTCCGTTTTAGGTAATAAAAATAACTTGAGATATTTGAGCATAGCCAACTCTGGTTTATATGGTGATATATCTGCTTTCAGAAATAACCAAAATATTATAGAACTTGGTTTGAATAAGTTAAATTGTACAGGTGACTTGGCTACACTTCCTGACAATATACTATTTATTGACAATACGAAAGGAAGTGGAAAATTTAGTTGGAATGCTTCTACACGACAGAATATCTTAGCAATGTTTAATATTAAAACGGATGATGCCGATAAGATACTTAATGCAATGGCAAGCATGGAAGCAAAGTTCATTGGTACTGATTCATGGTATCACACTATATCTTTGATTGGTTCTCGCACATCAGCATCAGATGCAGCAGTACAGACATTGCAGAACAAGGGTTACACAGTTAGAATCACTCCGGAATAAGGTATCATAAGTTTAACATTAAAAAGAAAGGAAATAAGATATGAATAAGTTAACAAAGAAGTATAAGGTAGTACATGAGGGAACTAAGATGGTATTCCCTCTTACAGAGGAAGGTGACAATGCTGAGGTATTCCCATCAGTGAATGCCACCGCAGTAGAGTTTGATACATACTCAGAAGCCAAGGCTTACGTAGATGATCATGGTCTTGTGTATGAGGAACCAAAGTATGGAGAGTAAACCCTAAAGATAAAGAAAAGGGTGAGTCGAAAGATTCACCCTTTTCTTGTATTTTCTCTTCAAGTTTTCTGTTCCTATTTTAACTTAGGTAAACTATCATCATCTACCGTACCAGGCAATTTGATAACCAAGCACTCCTTCTTTAAGCATAAACCACCAAAAGCTAGAAACGCAACATCAACAATAGGCAGGAATATACCCATCAGGATATAATCAGAGATAGGTGCTTCATGATGGATTGCTATTGCAACAAATGCAGCATCTATGATGATACAAACAAGTATGCCTATAGTATAGGCTATCATTTTCTTCTTCATAAGTTTGAATGTTTTATTGGTGCAAAGATACAGAAAATATTCAAGACTCGATACTTTTTTGTGTTAAAAATGTAGCCTGCACCAACCCACCAAGCAAATAGCAAACCTCCTCCCCATACATATTTATCAAGAACTGTTCGGAAATATGCTGAACCACATGCAGCATTTCGTGGCTGAGGCTATTCATACATTCAGCCTTCGAAGTGGACCATCCGATAACGACCACCGATTTACGAACATCAACATTAGAATAGGTTATCCCCTTATTCGCTTCACCTTCGAGCACGAGATTACAGGCATCTTCGAGCGGAATGCCGGCGCATCCCAAATCCCGAAGATGCCTTCTTACCTTCATGGCATCCTTTGAGTGAACATCGTACATTACGTGTACGGTCCAGTCGTATCTATCTATGCAAATCTCCTGCTCTGTCATATTTTACAAAATGTCTTCCCAAGGAATGCCCACACCATTAAATGATGTATCAGCATAGAAGCGGTTGAAGATGAAGCCATCCTGCTGATCCTCATCATCCACGTAGTCTTTGATGAACTGAGCCATCTGTTTTTCCTCAGTAATTGATGAACCGTAGAAATCCGCCAGGCACATGTGTGCGATATAAACTGCATCGTAGCCCACATTATTCTCCAACACAATATTGTTCTTCTTCAGGATTTCATCAATATCATCTTTAGTCATGATGCGGATTGACTTTCCATTCTTCCGCATCTGCTTGATTGCCCACTCACACATCTTCTTATTGAAGTGCCAGCCATTGTAGCGAAGATAAGCCTTCATTTCCTCTGGCTGATAATCGTAGGCATTTAATGATTGTCTGTATTTTCTTCCCATAATCTCAATCAATTTAAGAAAGGGGTATGCCCATTTTTGAGCACACCCCAAACTAGTTAGTAATCTTCTCCGTAATCACTTCTGTAATCACGTTCACGGTCTTCACGTTGGCGCATGTCGTCGTACTCCTCATGCTCTCGCATACCACTTCTGCCTCCACGACCTCTGTAATCGGGCATGCGGTTGCGCTCGCCGTATCGGTCACGTCTGCCTTCACGCTTCATTTCGCCCAGGCAGTTCATAGCCTTATCCAAGTAGCGCAAGCCCTTCTCCACGTTCTCATACAAGCCATCAAACTTGTCTTCTGTAATCTCAACCATTATCATAATTCTAAGATTTTTAAAGTGAATAGTTAGGAGATTACTTGTTGATGGTCTGTTGGAGCCATCCCATAATCTTGTCAATCTTGCCCTCTATGCCGGAAACCTTGCCATCAATGCCGGAAACCTTGCCTTCCAGCTTATTGATTTTCTCGGTCTGTTCCTTCTCCTTGGCTATCTGGGGGTTGAGCTGCAGTAGCATTCCTTCACAAGATTTAACGACTCTCTCATGGTAATCTACGCTCTCCAGTATCGCCTTGGATTGTCTCAGCATTGCATCGACCTCTGCACTCATGGCTTCCTTGCTATCGCTTACCACAAGATTCTTGTCGTTCGCTATCTGTCCGTTAGCAGGTAGCTGTTTGAAATCCACCTCTTCGTCACCCAGCTTCACCTTAACGTCCACCACAGTCTCCATAGGTTGAGGGGTGAAGCCATTGTTGAAGGATGGGTATCTCGTCTGAGGATTGCTAATAGAAACAACCTGACCGATCTTCAAGTTCGGGTTCTCACCCTTATCGAGCACATAGAATAAAGAATTTGTTCGTAGTCCTTGAAACATAATGTAATCTCCTATTATCTATTCTGTTTGTTAAACAATACCCGTCATTAGCTGAAGGGTGTTAGTATCTCGCTCGAACCAGAGCTGAACCACTCCAGTTCCCGGCACGTCAGCAACCGTCAAATCATCACCATTGAATTTGGTTACGGCTTGGGTTGCGCCGTTGGTCTCGAAAAGGATAGGCAGCGTACCAGTCGTTCCAGTCGGAATAGCCTGCATCAGATTCACGAAAATCGTTCCCCTGTAGTTGGCATTCACGAAGGCGTGGTTTTTAAAGGTGAACACCACATTGGCGGTATTCACCTTCACGCCAGTAGAAGCGATAGCCGCCGAACCGTTACGATTCACCCAAGAAAAAGGTCTTAACCATAACATAGCAGCCTCCTTTCTTTAACCCCAGAATCCTGCACCGTTGGCAGCATTCAAACCATACAAGCCAGCCTGATAAGCAACGCAGTTAGGAACCGCAGTGAATGGGCTGTAAGGGGTGGTTACGGTCTCTGGCAGCTTGCACTTGATACCTGCCACCTCGTTCTGCAGACCAGCCAATACCGCATTGATAGGAGCCACCGCCTGACCCACAATCTGTGAAGTCATTGCGGAAGACTTGAAGGTACTGTTCTCTTCACGCAGAGAATCAATCTTGTTCTGCATTTCACGCATCTCAGCCTGCTTCTGACCGTCAACGATGGTCTGGGTGCTTTCCTTGATAGCGTTGTGCAAGTCGCAAGTCTGTCGCTGAGTCTCGTAAGCCACGTTTGCGAAGCCACGCTCCTGACCGGTAGCTACGTTATTGATGGCATTCTGCAAGGTTCCAGTCTGCTGACAGATAGCCAGACGGTTCTCGCAGCAGCAGTTTGCAATCTGCTGAGCAATCTGCATGTTACCCTGCTGCAAAGCATTGATGGTCTGCATACCGCTCATGCCTACCTGATTACCCACGTTCTGAACCTGAGAAGTCAAGGCAGAAATAGCATTCTGAATCTGACCTTCAGTACAGTTGAGCTGAGTAGCGAGATTACTGAGTGCGTTACGATTACCGCCGATGGCATCCATCAAGAGGCTACGACCGTAGTCATTGTTAATCTCGTTAGCGATACCGCCACGACCGTTGCCACCGAAGCCGCCCCAGCCATTGCCGCCCCAACCCATAAGGAAGAAGAGGAAGATAACCCACATGAACCAGCCGCCTTCACCGCACATTCCATTGTTACCCTTCATGGCGAGAAGCACATTTGGATCCACACCCTGCTTCTGGAGCAGAGGAGCAAGAAGTCCAAGCATTCCGTTTGAACCTCCGTTTTGGTTTTCACCAAAGATGTATGTCTTAGATTCTGACATAATAAATGATAGATTAATCGTTTCGTTCACTATTGAACTTGGTGCAAAGTTACGAAGAAGCTAGCACCCTGCCTAACTATGCTCAAAATAAAATTTTCGCCATACAAGCCGCTGTTCCTCAGCATTTTATGCTGAGTCTCCTTTTACTTATTTATTTAGCAAAAGTCTAAACAATGGAAAAAGTACCCCAAATCTGATACAACCTATCATTATTTTCGCTACCTTTGCATAAAAAATAAAGCTTGTAGCGTATGGAAACAATTATTTTGGTTATTATATTTGCGGTTCTGTTTATTTTATCCTGTCTGTCATTGTATCGTATATGCACAGTAGGTAAAACAAACGGTGCAATAGTTTCTAAAAAAGAAATGTATGATATGCACTTCGCTCCGAAAATAAGAAGGCTGCATATACGTTTATTAGCCTTTCTAGCCTTTGGAATGGTGCTAGTTGTTGTATATTATTTTATGCCAACTAGGTTAGGAGATTACGTTTATATAGAAAGGGATTTATCTAATCACAAGCAAACCATTCATTCGAATAGTTCATGCCCATTAATAAAAAAAGGATATAGTGTAAACGAAGTACATTACTATACCTATACTCCTTATGTTGATTGTTTCTGCTCTAGATGCTTTTATGAATCAGATGCGATAAAGCTGACAAAGGGAGAAAACAAAATGTCTCATACAAAGGCATTAGGATTATAAATAAGAGAGGAGTGAGCCTTGCGCCCACTCCTCTTTCTATATTAATTCAATCTATCCAACTCATCCACCGCATCCATCATGATCCTATCAATATTCTGATTAGCGAAGTTGATGCTCTCGGTATCGCTCGCCTTATCCCTCATCTTCTTCCATCGCTTCATCTGTTTCTCTGCCAGCTCGATTACTCTCACCTTGGCAGCTTCCTTGGAGTTCTGGAATTGATAATACTCACCGATATTCGTGATTCTCTTATCCAGCGGAACGTTCTTCGATTTCAATCTATCCACGTTCGCCATTGTCTTCTCCATTTCGTCCTTGTAGTTATACCACTTGCTCTTGGTTCTCTGCAAGCTGCTCTGCTCGTTTGGCGTGTAGAGAAGAGAGCGGAGGAAAGGAATATCCTTGGTTTCCGTGTCGCTTCCGTGCTTGATAACACCGATAGCTCGCTCTGTAAAGGTAGCGGCGCCGCCACCGATACCACCGATGTAGTGATTCAGCATACTAGGGTTCGTCACCATATCCAGGAAACTATTACCCAGCATATCCTCATTACCCTTGGCTACATCGTTGGTCTGGGCATTCACCCATTTATTCACAGCCATATATCCGTCAGGCACACCCTTGTAGGCTCTCTGCCAAGCAGGGGAATTTTCATTCCAGTCACCACGTCTTTCAATCGGCGCACCCTTCCAGTCGGTATTTAACTCCCATTCCACGAAAGGAGACAGGGCGGAAGGAGAGATAGCCTTGATCGTCTCATTCAATGGCTCCTTGCCAGCCGAAGAGTTACCGAGATAGTCCATCACCGGCACAAGCTGCGACATGCAGCCTACGGCATCCAAGGCAGGATTCTTCTGTCCGCTCACGTTTGGTGAGAAGGTCAAGCCAGCCGCCAAGTCGCCCAGACCATAGAAAGCTCTCAACTCGATGGCAAGCGGAATTGTTACGAACTCACCACCGCCCTTGTAGATGCAGAGATTGTTTCTTCTCACGTAGTCAGGCAGCTCTCCGTATGGGTCCTTCACGCCCTTTCTGTCCTTCTCGTCCTCGCTCGAAATCAGCACATTGTTACCAAGTGCAGCCAGCGCACCGAGAGCAAAAGGAATGGCAAGCATATTGATAGAAGTACCCACAGGATGATTCTTCAAGTTCTTCACAAGAAGGTTCGTACTCTGAATACCGGCATTGAAGAACATAGAACAATGTCTGAGATAGCTAGCCGTGAATCCGTAAGCCCATCTTGCAGCCGCCTTGCCGCCAGTCATTTCTCCGTTCTTGAAACTCTTGATGGCATCACCGCTACCATGGCGGTTGAAATTGGTAGATACCTCCTTCGCATCATAGACCGAACGGATGATAGAACGGTTACTGTCTCGACTCGCACAGTAGGTAGCGAATCGGGCGATATTCTCAGCCACCTCGTTGATGTTCGCCAGATTTCCGAAGAAGAAGTCACGAAGGGCAGCGCCGCCCTTGTCAATCTTGCTTCTTTCGCTCTTCACATCTTTCTTGTACTCCTTGGTCCAGTCCTGCATGTTCTTGATCTGAACCCAACCGGTTTCGCCGCCATTCTCCATAAACTCCTTGAAATATCTCTGTACCTTGTCAGAAGTATCAAGTGTTCCGTTACGGTACTTGGCAAATAAGCCCAAGCCAGTAGTTCCGCTCAAATCCTTGAAGCTGATATTCGATGCACCCTTATACAATCCCAACTGCGCATAGTACTTCGCCCAGAGCGCACCATATCTTGCCCCCTCCTTAGAAGTAACGTTGCTCGATGCAAACTCCGCATCACGCATGATGTTTCGCATCACGAACTCAGGGTTATAAGATGTACACAGCTGCGCCATCATTCTTGAGATAGAACTCAATGGTTTCATGATACCATTGGCACCCGAGTTCTCCAGCAACCCATTCAGCGCCTGCGCTGCTCTAGGATTTCCATTAATAATAAAGGTATGGGTCCTTCCGGCAATCTTTACGTCCACGATATGCTGCGATTTATTCTCCGCTCTCTGGAACTTATAGCCAATCTTGTCTCTGCGATACACCTTGTACGCCATACCCTGTGATTCCTTCATCTTCATATCCTTGTTGAAGTCAGAAACAATCTGGTTGATTTCGTCAGCAGTCGCATCTTCTGGAATATCAGGGTAACGCTCATATACGATGCCAGTCATAGGGTCCTTCTCGTACCAAACGCTTGTTTCGGTAATCAGATTGTTACCCGAATTATTTCGCGCGAATCTTGCGAAAGCCTGACGGATAGCGTTCATACCGCCGTTCTTGATGGCTCTGTTGCCCATCGCACCAATCTGCGCCAGCACATTTGTCTCACTCAGATACTTGTGTCCTCTCGCTCTCATGATGGTGCTTCCGATGTAGCTCTTCGGGTCGCCCTGCTCGGTAATGTATCCGTATGTGTCTTCCGCCGTAGCCTCATCATACTTTCTCAAAGGCACATACCAGTTGAACATATTAGATACGTGACCGTGCAATTCTTTGCTGATGATGCCGTTCTTGTAGTCGCTGTCAATCGAATACTGGGTAGCAGCCTTCACCTTATCCCAATAGTCCTTCACGGCTCCCTTCTTGATGCTCTCCATCTTCGCTTCCGAATCCATCACGCTCTGGATAGCCTCTGCATCATCGTATGGGTCAGAAGATTTCGCCACTTCCTGAATGGCGTGAATACCCGAATAGTCGTGCTCGCCAGCCTCGAAGTCTGCATCAAAGTGATTTCTGATGCTCTCGTCCAACTGTCTGTAGTACTCCTTCAGGTCGATGTTGCCAGCCTTCAACTCGTTGTCAAGATACTCCTTATCGCTATAATAACTGTTTTCCAGGAAGTCGGCATCCTGCTTCTTCTGCTCATCCATTCTCATCTGTTTGAGGAAGTCACGGACGAAGAACTCTCTGTTTCGCTCCAAGCCGTGCTTGGTAATCATATAGAGATTGAAGTTTCTTATCTTCTCATCATCCTTCTTGCCATCGAAGGCATCCAGTACGTCAGCCATCGCCTTGTCAAGAGGCTTCATCACGTTGCGCTCAAACATCTGAGCCGCATCACTCATCGCACCCTGCATGGTGTTCTGCAGTATATAAGGATTCTCAGAAGAGGCAATATTCTCAATCTTCTTATCTAGCACAATCGCATTCATCAGTTTCTTCAGCGAAAGCATATTGTCCATATAGCTCTCGGTGAACATATAACCGTGCTCGTCCAGCGAACGGTGGTATCTATCGAGTGCCGTGCCAGCAGATGGGGTAGTGCGGAAGTGAATCTGTCCGTCTGTAGCCTCATCCCACTCGCTCTTTGTAAGAGTTTCCATACTGCGAACCTTGCCATCGTTGCCGTAGAACATGCCATCATGCGCCACAACAGCAGGCATACGCTCATGGTCGAGACGGTATTTCACCGCCTCGGCTCTCATCTTCCAATAAGGATCATTCGGATTCTTCTGCAAGTTCTTGCTCAACCAGAGCAAGTACTTCACATCTTTAGTATTAGGGGCAATACGATAACCGATTTCATGAAGGAAATCAGATACCTTATTCTTGATACCATTCCAGAAGCCAGCTTCACCCTTGCCATCCTCGGCGAGTCGGGCGATACCTTCCTCAATGGCATCGTAGATATTCAGAGGATTGTACTTTCTCTCCTCATCCACCAGCTTCTTCAAAGCCGCATTCTCAGGCTTATCCAAGTCGTACCACACATCACGAAGGAACTTGTCGAATCGTTCATCACCAAACAACTCTCTCATTCCCTTGTGTCCTACTACCTCATGCCAGATAGTCTTCTCGGCAGTATATCTGTCGTGGATATTAGGCATGTAAAGATGCACCTCGCCAGTCTTCTCGTCATACCAGCCAGTTATCTTTCTGCCTTCCTCAATAGCAGCCCTAGCCGCCTTGTTGGTGATTTCATCAACCGATGAAACCATCTTCACCTTGCCGCCAGTCTTCTCTGAGAGTTGTGTGATATGGGAAGACACAGGAATGCTAGCCTTTTTGTTAACAATCTCATCGTTAAGCTCTGCGCCTTTTTGGAATACACCGTAATCAAGATTTCTGATTACATTCTCCAATGCTTTGTCAAGTCTGTCAAGGTCAGTCGTTGTGTCAACGTGGAATCCAAGCATCTTTTTTATGGCATTGAAGAATCTTCTGAACCATCCTTTTTGAGCAGGAATCTGAGCTGCTATCTTTCTCCATTCTGGATTAGCCAACTCAGTTATCATTTCGGCTGGATTTGTTAGCGCATAAGGTTCGGTTCCACCGATATGCTTATCAAAGTAAGACTTTATCTCGTCATACAAATCAACCACCTCTTTAGCTGCCTTTTTTTGTGATTCAGTAAGCAAGTCACCATATCCTTTTCGGTAAAGGTTGATGATGTCAGATGTCACAACGTGCAACATTTCGTGGCAGATTGTAGAAGCAAGTTCTTGTTTGCCGAATTGAATTGAAGATAAGAAGTCGGTATCTATCAATATGTAGTTCTTTGGGTGATAATAATACCCTTCAACATTGACCTTTGTATAAGCCTCACCTTTCAACTTTGTTCCAAGAACATCAACTATGCCTTCAATGCGATCAAAAATCTTTTTAACGTCAGCATCGCTGTTGTAGTCATTAAAAATCCTTTCAACCTGTTCTTTGCTAGCCCAATCTCCTTCTTCGAGACCATACTTTAATCGGATATTATTGAATCTTTCGAAAAGATATTCTTTAGCTCTTTGAGCAGCTGCCAAAGAGAGTGCCGTTTTTTGGTAATCTGAGAGTACCCCTTTTCCGCTGGATATTCGCATACTAACCCCTTGCGAAACTTCATCCGTTCCTCTGGAGTCATTTCCTTCGGCTGTTTCGGTTCCAATAGCACTTTTGATTTCGTTGATGTCTGATTTCCTGTTGAATCCATATTTCTGTTCTATACCTTTAAGTTTACTATCCAAAGAGTCGATGATAGAGTTTAAGCCTTCATACTTTTTGACAGGATTTCCTTTTTCGTCATATTTAAAAGTATCAATATACTGTATTTCAGCATATTTATTAGCCTCTTTCTCTATGTTAGGCTTTTCTGTTGAATCCCCATAAAGTCTTTCAACCTCTGCATCGAATCTCTTTTCAATCTGCGAAGATACGGTTTTATCTACATCTTCGGGAATGATTCTACCTTTCTTAACATCTTTTGTATCTGTTTTAGAATACTGCAAGCCTCGGTCCTCACGGAAGTGGGTGCCTTCATCCTCAGAAGTCTTGCGCTCCTCCTGTACCTTTACACCCATCTTAGACAGGCGGTCCAGTACTGGCTTCAACTGCTCAGGCTTAAACTCAGCAAGCATATTGTTACCTCTTGTCTCGAAGTTATTGCCATTAACCAGTTTCAGCAAATCTTTATCCAAGAAGTACTTGCCGCCCTTCGCCTTGCTCTTCGGTACACGAAGTTCATAGTAGTTACCACGATTGTTGTCTATGCGCTTCACCTTCACCTCACCATCCGATGAAGTAACCTCGTCAATACCACCATGCCAAGAAGAAAGTTCAAACTTCTCAGCTATGCTGTTGATAGGCGCATCCGTAGTCAAGCCCTTAGGGTCGAATCGGTCCGGCATCAAAATACCAGTCTTCACCTCGCCAGTATCAGTTGTATATTTCACCAACTGACCGCCCAAGCCCTGATCCTTACTGTCAACCAAAGCCTGCATCAGATTACCGGTCACGATATAGCCATTCTTGCGGCTCTCATTGCTAGTCAGTCTATCCCAGTTATCAAACTTTTGATTCAATACTCTGAGATGACTGTCTCCCATGCCAGCAGCCTGCTTAGTCATGTTATCAATGGCACTGATAACATCCGCCTTGTTGTCACCTGCACCAACCTTGCCAGCGATAGGGAAGGTAATCTTTCTTCTGCCATCCAAGGTTGCAAAGGAAACAGAAGAGGCGTTAGGCGAGAAGTTATCCGTAATCTTAATATCAATGAGTCTTCCGTAACTGTTGCCGAATCCGCTCAGTTCGTTAGGATTGTTCATATCTGCAGGCAGAACGAAAGCGCTGTTAGTATCGAAGGTATCAAGCACACGGTCAAACATTTCAGCCTTGGCTTTCAGGTTCTTTACCACATCGTTCAGCTTATCTTTCTCCTGCTTGTAGATGTTGTCATACTGATAGCCAGCCATCTTCTCAATCTGCTCATCGCTCATACCCGAATCCTTCTGACCCTTCTTAGCATCCTTGATATACTTCTCCTTAGCCTTGGTTGCAGCCTTCACCGCACGTTCCTCATACTTCTGGGTCTCGTCCGCAATCTTCAGGTCGAAGTACTCCTTCACGGCAGTCTTCTTTTCGGTCTTGTACTCCTCCCAAGTCTTGCCGCCAGTCAAGCCTTCCTGCGAAGCCTTTACCTCAGCAGCCTTCATAGGTTTCTTCAAGATAGCCATATTCACCTTTTCTATATAGGTGTTGTCGGCAAAGGCATTATCGCCGCCTGGCTCTGCGCCCTGCTTCCAAACTTCCTTGCGGATAGTCTTAGCCTTCAATGGCAGCTCGGTAATCTCCAGGTCGTTCTCACCCATTTCGTTGAGACGCTGAATCTCGTTGGCATAAAGCTCACCAATCTCCTGCAACATCTTCTCCTGCTCGCTTACTCTCAGCAAAGCCATACGTCCCAGCAACTTGCTTGCATCGGCACCAGCCTCGCCATCACCGACACCACCGCCCTCGGCTACAAGTCTCTGTGGGTCGATGCGTGACAAGTCTTCTCCAAGGCTCTTTTCCCATCCGAATGGGTCAGCCATGCGAGCATAAAGGTCAAGATGCTCAGCCATATATTCCTTAACTACCTTATCACCATACTTGTTGGTAATATCGGCAACTTCCATTTCGTTGAACTTGCTCTTCTGCGAAGAAGTAGTATTGGCATCAAGCGACTTCAACTTAGCCTTGAACATCATCAGCAGTCGCTGCTCGGCAGGAATCAGAGAAACCACATACTCGTAAGCACCTCTAGCCACCTGACCGGTTCGGTCGATACGTCCACGCATCTGAACCTCATCATTCACATCAAGCTGCTGCTGCGCCACGATCATCACACGCTTCTTCTGGTCCTTGTACTTGCTCGAAGCATGAAGAGAGATACCAGTGGCAGCACTCTTGTTCAGAATAAGCGCATCAATCTTGCCGTCATTAAAGTCGCGCGCGAGTTTCTTTTTATCGGTATCAGCACGCTTTATCTTGGTAACAGTTCCGTTCTCGTTATACACGAACTCGGTCTGTCTTCCAGTCAACTCGCCCACCTTATAGCCTGCCTTCTCCAATTCATTCTTGATAACATCAATAGGAGAGAGGGAAAGACCTGTACTTGTCTGCTCAATCTTCTTTTCCAGTTCGTGATAAGCCTCAACAGCCTCGTCTCCCAAATCGGCAAGATTGATGTAGCCGCTCTCGCTGTTATCCTTGGCATCCTTCTTGGTGTAGCGAAGTGTACCTTCAAGACCCTTCTTCAAGGATGTGCCCAAGTCTGGTGCGTCCATTTCCTCGCCTAGTGCGAAGTTGCCGGTCTGCGATTCGTTGGTATTGTTCAACGCAATCACAGGCTTCATTCCCTGCTTCAAATAGTCGATGGCACGCTCAGCGGCAGACTTGGCTTTCAGGGAGAGAAGCACCTGCTGAACGGTATTGAATGCCTTGCTTGCGAAAGGCTGGTTCTTGATACCAAGGGCAGCAGTACCCTTCTTGATACCCATGGTAGATTGGATGGCAGCCAATTCATCGTTACGATCATCAACGTAACTTGAAACATATTTCTTCTGGAAATTGATAATGTCATTAAACAAACCGATGATACTATCATACTGTTCTCGCTGTTCCTGTACTCGCTCAGGATCATCAATCGCCTTCCAGTCGATGGTTACGCCAGTCATATCTCGCTCACGGCGAATCATCTGACCGCATTGTGTCAAGGTCTGGCTCATAATCTCCTGCAAGGTTGCACCACCACGCTTCACCGCATCAATCAAGTCGGATGATTTCATACCGCCCTCGTTCATGGCAGTACGCAAAGCGTAGATAGGCATATTGTCTGGTCGCTTGGCAAAGGTAGCAGAGAAGAAGGTAACGTTCTTTGCCTTCTGAATGATATGTTGGAAGTAGTTACCCTGACCGCTATTTCCGCCAGCCGTGTGGCTTTCGTCAAGGATAAGATAAGCGTTGCCCATCAGTTTCTCGATGGCATCACGTCTTTTCTGTCCGCTCAGAGCAGCTGCACCGAATGATTTACCCTTTGCAAGCTTTTTTTCTTTTCGTGCACCGTTCTCATCAAACTCGTAAACTCCGGTGCCTACTTGACTATAGGTTGTTAACACATAATCATATTCGTCAGGAAGCTTACCATTCTTCTCAATGTAATCAAGCACACGGTCCCTTTCTTTATCAGAAGGTTTTGGGTACACAACATTTCCGTCAGAGTCTGTAACTGTTGCCTCTTTCTTGCTACCTAAAATAAAAGGTCTCAGTTCTGGGCTACCAATATCTACCAAGTCACGATAAACATCGCTCAACAGATGCGCTTTCTGAGTAAAATAAACTGGTATCTGTCCATTTTTTACTGCAAAACGAATAAACGAAGCAGCCTGTCTTCCCTTACCGATACCAGTCTGATCTCCAACGATGAAGGCGTTGCCCTTCTTAGCCTGGTGTAAGGCAAGGGCTACAGAATCAACCTGCTCTGCGGCAAGATGAGAATATAAATCATCCTTATCATTGTAGCCCAGTTCGTCAACAAGGAACTGGTCGGCATCGCCCAGCTTTTCAAGATTCTTATTCACCGCTTCCTGCTGATCGGCAGGCATAACTGATTTCAGGGTGAATGGGTTCTTGCTATTTGGGGCGTAGTTTACCTTCTCGGTACTTAGTCCACGTACGGGCTGGTCCACCCGCTGTAATTGTCTCCGTGGTCCCCTTCCGCTCCCGGACTCGGAAGTTCCATCAGCATTTGACTGAGTGTTAGTCCGTCCATTTCCTCCTGATTCCAATACTCGTCCTTCGGGATTGGAGTTATTTCCTGTCCCCTCGCTCCGAGCAACATTTGCCCCTGTTCCGTCTGCTCTACTATCTCCATCAGGAAGTTCTCCATCTTTTCTTGGCTCGGTTCCTCGTTGATTGTCCAAGTCATCATGGGTTCCTGATACGGAAGATGTGTCAGATAATCTTGGAGAGCCATCGCTAGCATCTGGTTCGCTTCCTCCTCGTTCTCCTGTTCGTACTCTCTCTTTAGGAGTACCAGCAGAGCCTTGTTGATCAAGTTTTGGTTGAGCACTTCTTGTTTCTCCTCCGATGGAAGAATCCATCCGTTCACCTCGTAGTATATCATCTTCAATTCGTTTATAAAGTTCGTCATAATCTTTCACGGTCTCAGCTCTAGCCTTATCTTTTACTGGTGGAAAGGCATTCTCGTTCAAGCGTCTTCCGTTTATCAAAATAATACGTGTAGGGAAGGTAGTTCCCTGCTTGGCAAAGAGGCTTCCATCCACATTAATCACGTCCTCCACATTATAGTGGCTATAGAGATAACCAAGAAAAGCCTTGTCTTTTGGTCTCAGACTTCCGTTCTTGGCGTATTCCGTGTTGCCGCCGATGATGATGGCAGCACGTCCATCACCCTTCATGCTGTCCAGTGCATTGATAGCCATCTGTCCTTCCAAGGAAGAAATATTGTAGCCATCATAGTCCTTTGGTGTAGCACTACCGAATGGTGGGTTGGTAATCACAATATCAACTGGCTTTACGTTGAATGGCTGGGTTCCGTCCTGACTGGTCACCTTTCCGAAGCCCTGTCTGTTCAGATTCAGTAATCTTGCATCGTCAATATCGTTCACATGCACCTTATCCTTTGGCAGACCAATGGTAAGCATACCGTTTCCTGCACTAGGCTCCAGGGCGCTGTTAATCACCTTGCCGTTGCCCTTTACGTACATGTCTGCCACGAAAGCGTATGGGGCAGGGGTAGAGAATTGACCCTTCACCACTCGCTCAGAATCACGTTGGTTGAGGCTAGGCTGATTCTCATAGAGTCTCTTGATGAGTTCAAACTTCTTGGCGTTGTTGGTTGATTCCGAAGAAGCGATACCTCTTGCTCTCATCACAATGGCGGCTTCTGCAAGTTCCTGTAAGTCTGTATCCTTCGAATCCTTCAAGCCGCACTCCTCTGCCATCTTTCTGAGTTCCACGATACCGTTAATCTTCTGTCCGAAGCCCAGACGAGTGTTCACTCGGTCCATAAACTTCTTCTCGCTCATCTTCCTTTCCTCGGCACTCTTGGAGTCACCCACCAGATTCTCCTGATGCTTAGGCGATGTCTTCTCGTAGTAGTCAGCCCAATCCTTCAAGCTCATGCGCTGCTCACCATCACGATAGCGGATATTCATCATCTGCTCATAGATAGCATCCACATCTTCTTTCTTGAAAACCTTGGCAGCAGGAGCAAACTCCTTGCGCATTTCCTTCACCACGTCTTCAAGATTGTGCATACCTCTCTTGATTCTCAGGTAAGCATTTTCAGCCATAGCACCAACAAGCTTAGGCAACAACTCCAGCTGTTTAGAGTTGAGACCGACAAACGAAGCAGACAATTCGTCCTTACCGGCATTCTTTAGCATATCCCAAAGGTCATTAACCTTCTTGTTGGAAGCTGCTACAGCTGCATCGTCAGCTGTCTGCTGAGGCTTCTTTTCAGTCTCTACCTTAGCTTTCTTCTCTTTCTCGAATCCTTCTGCTGCATTCTTGATTCCCTCCATAGGGTCAGCAGATGGCTCCGCTTTAGGAGTCTCTACCTTTGGTTCAGCCTTCTGCCCTCTGGTCTTGGCGAAGATGCTTTCGTAAATGGCACGGTGCAAATCATCGGTCACGTCTCCGTTCAGATAGTCCAGAGCCATATCCTTCACCACATCATCCACATCAGCCTTCATAATCTCCTCCTCACTCAGAGGATGCTCCTTCTTGAACTCCTGGGCAGCAGCCGCAATCGGGTCAAAAGTAGCATCTGGCTTCTCTTCCTTTGGAAGGAGTGGGAGACCGCCTTCATCAGACGTTTCACCATTCAGCTTCTTCATGTACTCAATTCCGTCATGAATAAACTTCTCGGTTTCTGCAATATCGTCAGGATGCAGACGCATCAAATTATCGTTCAATCCCTTGATATTTCCGATAAGCCAAGTTGCCTGTTTCTTATTCAGCTTCACACCTTCAAGAAGTTTTCTTGTTGTAGGATCGTCAGAGGTCAGACGTTCAAGATAACTCAACTGCTTTTCTGTAGCAGGTTCAACAGGTTCATTCTTGATTCTATCTAGCGCATTTCTTGCCATGCTGAGAATGCCAGCAATCGTATTACTACGAGAAGGTTCTGGTTTCCACTCATCATGAGGAATGCCCAGATAATCATCAAGTAAATCTTCTGCCTTGTAGAGAAGCTGAAAAGCATCATCCTTCTTCTTGATTCCACCTTTCTCAATCTCTTCAAGCAAAGCCTTCTTACGGTCATAGATAGGACCTTCCGGCATTTCTTCCGAACTGATTTCGGTCTTATCGTCAATTCGCTCCAACACACCATTCAGGTCACCATACTTCTTGCCATCATACTCGTAGTATGAGCCAGTGTATTCGCCCTTCTCGTTTGGCTCATCAACCTTGATAACCTCCTTGTCTCCATCAATCAAAATCTTCTGCTTCATGATAGGACCATTCTTTGATGGAATCTCGGTTTCCTCGTCCGTCACTTCAATACGACTTTCGAGTTCCTTGTTTTCTAAGTCGTCAGCCTCTTCTACTCTTGGTCGCTCTGCTTCTGCTGGTTCATTTCCTCCTGATGCTTCTTGTTGAGGTTCTTCAACGCCTGAAACATCATGGCTTCCTTCTGTTTCTGAATGTCCTGTGCCATAATCTTGCCATTTTTTAAAGTTCAAATACTCGTTAACTAACTCTTCCTTGGTAGGAGCAGCCTCAAAGATACTGCCCTCGCCAGTGTTTCTGGATGCAGCGATGCGGTTGTACTCATCAAGTAAATCCCTGAAATCCGCAACCTTGCCTTCCAGAGCCAAAGCCATCATCTGAGAGATAGAAGGGTAGCGCTTAGCCGCATCCTCACCGAACATGTCTGATGTTCTCAGCAAGGTATCAACCTTGTTGCCGCCCTGTCTTGCCTCATAGAGCAACTGGATAGCCTGATCAATCTCATCACGGAGAGAGAACTCGCCCAGCTTCATGTTGTCCATCACCGAGCGGATAGCGTTGATAGCCTTATTCTTCACCGTAGAGTCGATGCCCAGCATTCTGATAGTCTCTGGCTTGAAGATTGAACCCAAAAGAAGGTTCTTCACATACTCCCTGCCTTGTGCGGAAAGTCGCTCAGGACTATCCATCATCTGTGCCACCTCGTTCTGTCCGATGATACCTTTATCTACTAACGTCTTTACCAAGTCATTTATTGCCTTGGAATTGTTAAAGAACGCATCAAGAGAGCCATTTCCTTCAATCTCGGCTACGATAGCGCCTACTTCGTCAGAAGTCAAGGTCTTAGCCTTGGCTACCGCCTGTTCGGTATTGCTCTGTGTCTTCTTCTCGTTTCTGTTGAATTTGGAGAAGGTAGCCGTATCGTATGGCAGTCTTTCATCGGTCACCAATACCAGACGTGGATGCTCGATACCGCTCTGCTCAATTTGTTCTCTTGTGAAGCCGAAGTTCTCGGCATTCTCCAGAAGGTCGTTGATGTATTCACCGTCCGTGCCTTCCTTTGCAGCCTTCTGTCCTGCCATGGTTCTACCGTTGCCATCATATACGATACCCTCATCAGATACCACTGGCACCTGCTCGATAGCCATACCGTTATACTTCCTGGCAATCTGGTCCGTATTCTGCTGAGCCGCCTTGTCGTGTTCATAATCACGGTCATTCACGGTTCTGCCCTCAGCATCGGTAGGGAATCCCTCAGATTTCTTGTAGCCATTGTTCACATCGTGAGAAGGAGTAAGGCTTTCTGCCGGAACAATCTCATAGTGTCCTCTGATCTTGGTCTCTCCGTCAGCCAGCATTCTTGTGCGCTTGTTGCCCACAAGTCTTGGCGCATTCACAAACTTTTGTGCAGCCACGCTGCCAGCCTCATGTGCGCCCTCTGTCTGTTCGGTACTACCCACGGTCTCCGCAACCTTCTTGGCAGTCATAGTCTTCTTGATATTCTGAGCGTGATCCAACTGCTTCTTGGCTGCTTCAATAGTCTGATTCTTCAAAGCCTCCTGCTCCATGATGTCGTTAGGCTCGGCGGTATAGTCCACCTTCATCTTCTCGGCATCCTTCAAAGCCTTCTCCGCTTTCTGAATCTGTCCGTCCACCACCTTCTCGGCATTATCCCCGAAATCCTCAGTAAGAATCTCTGCACTCTGCTCTGGAGTCATTTTCTCATAATCTGGTGTAGGTCTTCCCTTGCTGTCCGTAGCCATAGGAACGTCCGAACCATCAGCAAACTTTCTACTAGGCTGAGGCTGCTCTTGTGGTACTAAGTTCTCATTTGTGGTGTTATCTTTGCCCGATGTGGTATCATCTTTGCCATTTTCACCCGATTTTGTGGTACTATCTTCCGATTTTGTGGTATTATCTTGTGTAGCTTCCTGCTCCTGCTGAGGCTTGGCTGCATCCAACATCGCCTGTTCCTGTGCCGCCTGATTGTAAGGCTCAGAGTTCTTTATCTGCAATCTCTGACGATACTCAGCAGCAAACTGGTCGATAGGCTGATTCTGGAAGAAAGTAACCTCGTCAGCTTTCACATAGACCATTTCCTTGGTGTTAGGGTCGAAGCAGACAAGCATATCACCGCTGCCTTCCTTGGCTCTACCGTTGGTCTGATCGAAAGCAACATCACCCGAACCAACAAGAAGGGTCCTTCCGTTGCTGTCTTGCACGTACAAAGCCTGTTCGCCATTCATTGGCTGACCGTTCAATGTTCCGTGATAGCTCCAGTCAGAAACAAAGCTCTTCACGTTTTCCTCTATGGCATCAGCAGTAGCCTGCTGCATACCCTGCACTCTAGCGTTCGCATTGATATATTGGGCAAGTGGGGTCAACTCTTCTTGGGTCAATCCATTCTGAATGAGTGCATCGTAAATCTGTGCCGGTGTCAAGCCCTGCTGGTGCAGCTTCTCGAAAGTCTGCTTGAAAACATCGTTGCTCTCCATCGCTTCATCAACCGCCTGTTCCGCATTATGGAGATTGCGCAATTCATCCACCACGGCACCGCCATCAGGGTTATCTGTACCGAGCTTATTCTCCTCTGCTACCGTCTTGCCTTGGCTGACAGACTGGTCTGCATGTGGCTTTCCGCTAGGGAAAAGATTATCTTCGAGTGCTCTCTTCACATGATAGAAGATTTCATTCTCCTTATCGGTACGTTTCATTGGGTCCTTCTGCATGATTTTGTCAATATCAACAATCATTTGTCCCTTGTCGTTGATTATCTCCTTCATTGCGTTCAAGAAACCACCTGCAACCTCTGTGGTTCCTGCTTTTAGATAGCCATACAATCCGTTCTTATCCACGTACTTCTCCCAGTCAAGATAGAGCGCACTCTTCGGGTTGCGCAAGTCATTAATCAGCTGGGCGTTTTCCGGGTCTGTAACATCCTTGCTTGTGTCATAGCCTTTATTACGGAGGAAGCCAAGTGCCAGACTGGTAACATTTCCGTCCTCATCAGTCAGCTGCATATCCTTCATCTTGGAATATCCAATCAGCGACATCATATCATCATTGTCACGATAAAGCTTCTGCTTGTAAAGAATGGCACGGCGCTCATCGGCATTCTTATAAGAGGTACGTGTAAGAAGGGTTCCGTTCTTGGTATATTCAAGAACCTGCTTATTCTTCACATCGTTCACGCTGCGGTAGCTTCTGCCCCTTGTGGTATTGAACAGTCCCATCGCTGCGTTCACCTTTTCCTTGGTACTCTGAGATACGTCTGGGTCGTTCATGAAATCCGTGTATGCCGTTTTGTACTTCGGGTCTCTTGGTGCGGTCTTCGATGCACGATCAACCTTTACAAAAGCATCCATCAGATTCTTACCCGATGCAGAAGAAATCAATTCATTCTTCTCGTCAGGAGTCAGACGAATATCAACGGCAATAGGGGAGCCGTTGGCATTCTTGCCAATCACGAAATTACCACCGCTATTATGAGTAAGATGATGCAGGATATTGCCCATCTTCACGAAGTTGCTAGGTTCGCCAGCCTTGAAAGCACCCACCATCACCACGTCTTCCAGCCAAGTGCCGAAGGAAATATCCTTGTCGCCAGTCACGTTGTCGGCAACCATCATGGTTCCAGCCTCAACGCCGAGACCAGCAGCCGTAGCACCAAATTTCTGTGCGCCGTGAAGCAATCGCTCTCCAGTACTCTTCTCCAAGCCGGTGATTCCGAACTTGGAAACCCAAGGAGACATCACCGCACCAGATACACCGAACATAGCACCGGTTACAGCACCGTGCCCTGCGCCTTTCAGACCTGCCTCGCCGATAGCCTGCAAAGAAGTATCATCGCCAGTAGAAGCCTGATTCAAAGCAGCAGTCACACCCGAATATCCTGCAAGGTTCAGCGCACCTGTTGCTGTTCTGGTTCCCAATCCCGACATGATCTTCTGTGCCGTAGTCATATTGGCAACCTTGAAAGCCATCTGCTGTGCGGTAAGTTTCTGAGCTGCCTTCATCACGCCAGCCTTCACCAGTCCGTTTGTCAGAACTCGGGTTCCTGCATTCACGGCAGCACTCGCACCTGCACCGATTACGGCGAGCGGACCAGAGTCAGTAGCCATATTGACGGCAGTAGATGCGAATCTCGTACCGATTCCCGAGCGATAGGTCTCATCCTTATGCCCTCCAACCTTCTGAATCCCCGCATCACCATCAGCGATAGCGATACCTTCCTGCAATCTCTGTCTGGTATCTCTCGACATCACGGAAGGAGCCAGCACCATACCGATGATGGAGTTGCTGAGATTCTTGGCGATATAGTCAAGCGCACCGTGAGGCATGATTTCCTCCTGATTACGCATCGTCAGAGCCTTCTGAGCATAGTTCATAATCTCTGGAGTAACGTATTTGTCAACGTATTCCTCCACACCCATGTTCAACCTTTCAGCACTCTCGGCAATATGGCGCTGCATTCCCTTCTGCGAATAAATCTCGCCGATTTTCTTGCTGAGATTGTTCATCAGAACGTTCTGACGGTTCACCTGTTCCTGCGTCTGGGCATCACGGAAAGCCTGTTCCTTTACCGATTGAGGCGCATAGATGCCGCCATTCTTATCAAGGTTCTGCTGATACTGCTGACGTGTCAATTCCTGTGCCTCATTCATAGAAGAATCAACAAGACTGAGTAAGTCATTACCCAAAATTCCTTCGGTCTTACCATCATTCCTTACGAACTTGTTGCCCTCAACCTCATACTGGGCAAGTGCTCTTGCATCGTCCTCTCGCTGCTGCTTGGCTCTAGCCTGTCTAGCCTCTGGAGTAGTAAGCTGCTGCATCGTCTCGTTGAAGTTCTTGGCAGTAGGGGTTATTCTGCTTCTGCTGATAGGGGTAGCTCTCTGCTGTTCCTGACGTTCAGCCTGTTCCTGTGCTCTTTGCATGCGTGCGCGCGCATTACTAGCCTGAGCCTGCTGCATCGGGTTCATCTGGTCGTTGCGCATGTGCATCAACCGCCAGTTCTGCATGTAGTCTGTACCAGAAGTAGTAGCCGTTCTAGGTTGCTGAGCCTTCTGCTGCCTTGACTTCTGATACTGAGCTGCGACTTCCTGCGCTCTCTGCTTCATAGTCAGCTTCTTGACAGGCTGAACAGGCTGCTGTACAACAGGCTTTGTCTTCTGCTGAGGCTTCGGATTTACTGCATGAAGTCCGAGTCGCTGTGCAAACTCCTCATACGAATTACTGGAAACAGCACCATCAGCGTGAAGCGCATCATAGAGCTGCTTTCTGTTATGGTAGCCCTGCTTGCCGGGCGCATACACGAACTGTCTGAAATGTTCTCTAGTTCCCGATACTGCGCCATCGGCTTTCAAGGCGTTGTAAAGTTGGTCAAATTTATCTCCAGCCATATATTATATATTAATGTTTATAAACCAAGTTTCTTTGTATTCTTATAGCCATTCTTCGACTTGCCGGCAGGCTTTGATGCTCTCTTTCTGGCTTCTTCCCTCTGTCTTCTCTGTGCTCCTGCTCTCTGTGCAACAGAGGAACCGCCCTGTCTATTGGTAGTTCTTGTAGTAGAGCCATCCCTATTGAACACTTCCTTGCTGGTTGAAGTAGAAGAATTGCCAGAAGTATTTCCGTTGTAGTAAGCTTCATTTGCTTCATACATGGTCTTGTTGGATGCGTAATGAGGCTTGCCTTCTGCATCCCAAGTTACGTATTTGGCAGAAGAGCCTCCACCGCCGCCTGATCGTCCACGTCCGCTTCCCTTATGGGTAGCATTATACTGTGAAATGTTCAGTCTTCTGTTGGTCTGCTCGTCCTTTGCCCTGTCACGCCCCTGCTTATACTCGAAGTCTCGCTCATCCTTCGCCTGTCTGTACTGTGCAGACGCCGCATCCTTGCCCTTTCGGTACTCAAACTTATCCTTGGCAAGCTGGGCATTATCACCACGAAGCCCTGCCAGATACAGCTTGTAAGCCTGCTCTGCTCTGGCAGCAGCACTCTTGAGGTCAAGATTTGCCTGCTTGTAAGCCGCATCAGCATCAATGGCATCCTGCTTCTGTCTCTGAGCCTTTCTTGTCTGGTAGCCCTGTTCCATCATGGCGGTAGGGTCGTTGAACACCTGCAGAGGCGCACCCTTGGAAGTATTCACGATGTTGCCCATGTGACGGATGGCATCGGCAAATGCCGCAATACGTTCTCTGTTGGTGGTGATCCTGCGGTCATACTCATCAGGAGTCTCACCCTCACGCATGCCCGGTCGGCTTTTGGGAATCAGCTTGCCCAGCCATCCGAAGAAACCGCCATCCCTCTGGGAAGGGTCTGCCTGGAACTCTGGAACCTGCTTGCTCTGTGCCGTCTGATAGCCACTTAAAGCGGAAGAAAGCGCATCATAGCTTGGCGTTCCGTCCGCCTTCCATCCTGTAGGAGGCTGCTGCATTCCCTCGAAACTGGTCTGAGGCTGCTGAGTCTTCTCTGCTGCATCACCCAGATAGGGAGTCTGTACGGAAGAAGCCGCTGTCTGTGCCTGCTGAGTCTGAACAGCAGGAGTCTCCAGCTTCCCACTAACGCCCCCATTCTGCTGAAACACGTTCATATTCATAGGTTGTGGAGCAACCGCCGGAATCTGCCCACTAGGACCACCCAGCATAGTCTGGTTTCCCAATCCCATCACCTGATCATAATCAGGGTACTTAGCCCTCATCATATCATGTACAGCCTGAGGGTACCCATTGATGGAGATAGGCACCCTTTTCTGCTGCTGTGGATTCTGATTATTTACTGGCATATCTTACTTCATTTTCTTTATTGCATCAATAAAATCCTTACCGCATAGAACGATTACACCAGAATGGTCTTCACCTTCCTCTGCAATATCAACCCCAACCATCTGATCTAAGATGCCGTTGCCGTCCTTGCCTCCTACGCAACCGAGTTCAGCAGCTCTTCTGTTAAAATTATCAATAGTTTTGCTTATGAAATCCTTAAAGCTATTATCATGCTTTGGCTCTTCTGGTGTAGGAAGTCCATCACCATTATGACGATTTTTCTTGTCTGGGTCAGAGCATTCATAAGTAATGCTGCCATCTTCATTAAAATGAAGCGCATACTTTAATTTCTTGTCTCCGTATTCGTAGGTCTCGCTCAATTCTGTTTCCCCCATTGTTGAGGCTACCGATTTGTTGAAACCGCCTCTGCTTGCTCTTGATATATTGTTAACATAAATATTGATAGCTTCTACAGAACCAGAAGGAAGTGGAGACTTGTATTTGAGTTGTTTCTGTAACTTCTCAATCACCTTTTCCTTATAAGCCAGAGCGCTCTCGGCACTCTTCAAAGCCTGAGCATCAATCTTGTCAACAACCTTATTGGCAAGCTTCTCCCTCAAATCCTCAACCTCCTTCACGTACTTCTGGCACACCTCGGTCAGATTCTTCTCACGAATCTTTGAAAGGCGAAGTTCCTCTGCAACGTCAGCCAAAACTGCGTTCTTATCCTTTAACTCCTGTTCCAAATCAAAATTCTCGCCGAACATCTTTATCTTTCCTCCTAGGTGTCTGGAGCTTTCCTTCCTCAACTCCTCAATCTTCAAGTTCTTCTTGCGGATGATCTTGTTGAGTCGGGTAATCTCCTTGCCGAGACGCTTAATCTTGTCTGCCTGCTCAGCAATGGTTTGCTTGGAAGAACTAGCAATTTCCAATATGTCGAGCTTTTCATGCTCCAGCTTCTTGATCTTCTCAGCCTGTTCGTCAACCAAGGCTTTATCGAAGTATCTCGCAGGAATCTCACCTTTTTTCAAATCCTCATTTTCCTTCTCCAGAACTGATTTTTCATAATAGAGTCGGCTGATACTGTTCTCCTTCTTCTCTACAAGCGAAAGCAAACGAGTAATCTCTTCATCCTGCTTGGCAATCTTCTTTGCCTGCTCATCCAACAAGGCATCGTTGAACTGGGTGGCTGATTCCTTAAGGGCAGGGTTTACGCCTGAATCTTCCTTGATGAGGTTCTCAGCAGAACCGGGAGCCTTGGTGTTCTTTTCGTACTCCTTATCCAAACGTTTCTTACGCATATCGTAATCATGTCCGCTAATGGTTATATAATAACCTTCCTTGGATAAAACACGGAAAGCTTCAAGCACAGAAGGCTTCTCATGCTTAAACCAGTTGCTATCGTCAAACTCAAATGGCTCTGTTGACTTGTGAAGGTTAATCACTGCAAACTCCTTCTCTAATATCTTCTTTGCTTCTTCAAATGTCATATCTATATTATTTTAATATTTAACTTCATTAACACTTCCCGAAAATTTAGGGGTGGGGGAAATCGGAAAACCGAAATCCAAAATGAGGGGGTGGGGGGTGGCGGGATTTTTATTTATGTATTTATATACTATAATTGCAAACGGTGGTCAAAGGGGGTGGGGGTCTTGGGGTGCCCTCTATGCCTTGCCTGCCCTTGTCTCGCCAGTCGCTCGCTCCTCACCTTCCCAGCCCTACACTCCTAGGTGAGGAACCTTCGGCTTCTTCTTGTTGAGGTTGCCTACCGCTTCATCCAGCATAGTGTTACCAGCCAACTGGTTATTGGATGCGTTCGGGTTCAAAAGTCCGTTCGCATCAGCCTTGTGTGATAGCCCAGTGCTAATGTCTGTTACATTCTTGTTATCAAGAGTCTGTGTTGGATTTGCTAACTTGCTGCTACTCTGCGACTTAGCTCCTTCAAGTTCTGACCCCAATTGGTTCACACCGAAATTGAAGAGAGCATTTGAAGCGTTTTGGGCTGCATCGCTCGTTGCCTGCGCCTTCTGCTGCTCAATCTGCTGACGTTCCCTAGACAACTGCTGAGTGTTGGCAAGGTGAGCATCCTCAACGTGCTGTTTGCGTGAAGTGTCCTGCGCTGCCACGTTGGCAATCGTGTTACCCATCGCCTTGTTTGCGCTCTCCTTCGCCATCGCCACACTTGCAGCAGTTCCACCACCAACGGCAGCTGCGCCATCAGCCTTGCGAATATACTCATCCTGCACCTCCTGCGCTCTTCTCATAAGGTTCTGTCCTGACTTCGTGTCGAGGTAGTCGGTATTGTAGTTCTTGTCGTACCAAGCCTTCTCAGCGTTCGTTCTGTACTGATTCTCGGCTTGTGCTCGTCTAGCCGCCTTCTTCGCCTTGTTAGCACCGAACAGAGACGAACCGATGCCAAGCGCCAAGGATGCAGCGCCCAATACCCACTCCTTCTTCTCCCCAAGCACTGGGGAAGAGGTCAAATTCTTTGGGATTCTTGCTAAAATTTCACTCATAATTGCAATTATTTGATTTACGAGGGCAAATATACAATATTTGGCGATAGCTTTTGCCGTGTTTCCGGTCGTGAAAATTTACCCCTCCAACCACTAGTCTGTTTGTCGGGGCGCAATCCACCCCAAACCTTTTTCCATCGCACCTCCAAAAATCGCCAATTTTGTAAACAATAGTGCTAATTGTAATAAAACTACAAGTTGTTGATATTGTGGATTTTAGTCTCAGTTGTTCCTGAGGGTGAATAAAAGACTAGAGTAAAGTTATTTCTTATTTCATAAATGAAGTTACTTTGCAAATAAAAAGCCCATTTGCATTAATAGGTACGCACGTGCGCATAAGAAAGGCTTTAAGAAGATTTAACGCTGCATTTGAATGTTGTGCAGGCATAATCAAAAGCGAACTCCTTCCATTTTCGCTGATTTTTGCGATTTTCGGGCAGATGGTCGGGATTTCTACCAAATTCGTGAGTTTTGAGCCATATAAGAGCCGTTTTTAGCCCATCTAGAGCCGATTTATGGTGTTTTTCGGGGTATAGTCAGTTTCGTGCAGGATTTACCGCTCATCTAGGAAGAAGCCCGATGGATGCGATAGGGATGCACTTTTCTATCTTTCTAGTTGGAGAAATTTATTTTCCTAGTTGGGAAAGTGGTTTTTTGGTGGTTGGTGTGTTTCTCTCTCTTCTATGTGTGTGTTCTCTCTCTCTGTAGGTGGAGAAGGGGGAGTAAAATCCTCGGGGGAGATAAGGGGGGCAGCGCCCCCACGGGCGCAAGCGCCCTCCCCATGCCGTGTGGGGCTAGCGCCCTTCCTCTTCGATATTAGCGTATGTGAAAATAGCTGCACCGATTGTTATGGCTCCAGCGATAGCGGTCTTGCAAGATTCCCAGCAAAATCCGTGCATAATGAAACCGAGAGTAAGTGAAGCACCACAAATTACGGATAAAACAGCACACAACACCAAGGCAGTTTGTTTCTTATGGTTTGGCGCAACATAATACCCTGCATTTATAAATCCATAGCCAGTTACTCCAGCACCAACCACAAATATAAACAACTCACTAAAGAATGATGTTCCACCCCAAATAAAAGAACTCATCTTGTTTCCTACTACAACTAAAGCGTTTGCGATAAACGCTGCTGCTGCCGAAGCAGGCAAGACCGCAATCCACCTTAAAACCTTAATTACATTTTCTTTCATCTTGCTATTGCTTTTAATTCGTCAACTTGTTTAAAGAACTCATCAAGAGTATCAGCGGTGTAGTGGATGCCCTTGTAACGCACGAATGCCGCAAACTCCTTAGATGTATCAATAACCTTTAAAGGTTCCTCACCTAGAAGAGTGGATAGCTTCACGTTCAACTCTTTCGCTATTCTGCAAAGCATATCAAGAGAAGGTGTAGTTTTGTTAGTTACGATATAACTGATAGTGACTGGAGTAACCCCCAATCTCTCGGCTAACTCCTTAGAAGTAACGCCCTTTTCTCTCAAAATCTCTTTAAGATTTATCTTTATTGTACTATTTACTTTGAATGCCATAAAATATTGCCTTATTAATTAGGTTGCAAAGATACGAAAAATAAACCGATATTTTACTTAATATCTGTAAAATTAAGGCAATCTTTTATTAATGAGAGTTAAAAATAAGGCGTAATTTGAAAATAAGTGCATAGAAATTTGGCAAAAATAAAAGATTGCCTTATCTTTGCACTCGAAATCAAGTTGGTTTCGGTTTCAAAAGCGGAGCGATGGCACATTAGTGAATTGATGAGAAACAACCGCTATAGAAATAGTGTTAGTCAGCAATACGGAGAGGTAGAACTCTGTAACACACCGAGGACAACGTACACCGAGTTAGTGACACTCTCAAAGCACAAAGGCAAAGAAGCCTCAAACACTCATCACGCAAGATGGAAAAACGCTAGTCGTGTTAGACTAGAGAAATATCGAAACACGTTGACCCACGAACGTTAAGTGAGGGAGCCAGGCTGCATAAGGCTTGCAGACGTTGGGAGCAAACGTACACCTGCACTCTAATGTTTCACAATTTAATAGCAACAACACAATGAAGAAGTATATCGTAGTTAGAGAGTTCATTCAGCCTAACAAGATACCACGTATCATTGGGCAGTTTGAGACAAGAGATAAAGCAGAAGCCTTTGCTTTGGGACATGAAGGCAAATGCTGGGTGTATGAAATGAGTATGTAACAATGTGGGGAGATAAGGGGGCAGCGCCCCTCCCCACGCCAAACAATTCGAGACAATGGATAAGACAATAACACTTACGAGCGATGATATTTGTACCATCACTCTCGCTTTACTAGATAAGGCGATGAATATCAAGAACTCAGCGAAGATATGCGGTATTACCCTATCTTCGCAGACATTAAACAAACTTGCTAGTATGCAAGAATTAGTTAACAAGATTAATGATTAGGAGATTATGGCAAAGAAGAATAAATACTGCTATGGTTGGGCAATCTGGACTAACTACGGCTATGGATGGGAGCAGGAAAGTGTTTACGACAAAAAGGAAACATCATACTCCCAAGTGAAGAAAGATGCGGCTGAATACAGAGTTGCAGGCGCACAAACGAGAATCACAAATACTAGATGGTTGAACAATTAAAAGGTACGATTATGTTGAAGTATAACGAAAATATGGTAGATGTAAGCGAGCAGGATATTAACTACTTGAATACATCAGTTAAGGAAATCAACACCCACGTTGGTTATGATTTCATATCGCTTAAGAGCACTCCACAAGCCGAGGACGAATGTATTGACATTTACGAGGACGGATTGGAGACTTGGACTAGCTACACCTTTGAGCAAGCGGAAATGTATCTCAAAGGAATCAAGAAGGGCTTTGAGTTAGAAGAGAAGAAGAGTAACTAACTAGGTGGGGAGTAATCCCCACCACAATACTACAAGATTATGAGAAAGAATAAGACTTACGAGCAGCAGAAGAAGTACTATGACGAGTACAACGACTATGAGAGTTTGGGAGCCATCTTTATGTATTGGCTTGAATGCGGAAACGAGACCGCAAAGCAGATGCAGGAGACCTACAGAGAGTGCAACAGAGAGTGCAAGGAGTATATTTTGGAAGACCTCTTCCACCTTTGCGACCTCAAGACGTTCTATAGATTCGTTAGAATCTTCAATTTTGGCAAGAAGTAAAATTGGTAGCGGTCAGCGAATAGAGGAGCACATCTAGTTCAAGCCTAGAGACCGCACAAGTATAACAATTAAAAGAAAGGGTTTATTATGGACATTACAATTTATTTGCTATGCGCCTTGTTTGGAGCATTAGCAGGGTACAGAATCAGAGACGCTAAAGATATGGAGGACGAGTAGTATGAACGTTATCAGAGTAACAAAGACAGCACGCAACAGAGTTGACGTGGTTTTCACTGGGGATAAATATCTGTTTTTCAATCCCGACAACGGATTGATAGCTTTAGCACAGAGACACGAACTAGGTTCGGGCTTATTCCACGTACAACGCACGGAGCAGATAAGCAAGAAGATGATAGAAGAGACCATCACGGACAACGAACCATCAAGTATTGTTGTGTTAGGTTTTGAATATCATTACGAGGACAACAAGCCTCAGCATACATTACCATACGTAGTGAGTGTTAAACTAGAAAAGAGATAAGACAATGAAAAAGAGCATTAAGTTAGTATTGGTAGTGGCAGCGATAGTTGCCCTACCACTTATGGCAGCAGGAACGCAGGACGATAGCAAGGAGAAGCAATCGCTTGTGGACTTCATAGAGTATTGCAGAACTTGCGAGAATCTTCGCCAAGTGAATCCGGCAAAGGACTACACCAAAGCCAGCCTTCACGAATTGAAGAGCGCAGCACGTTTCTATGAGGAGCAGGAGAACTTTGCCGACTGCACCGACTATCAGCATCAAGCAGAGATAGACAAGATTATTGGCAAGAACAAGTAACAAATTTAAAGAATAGGAGATAAGATTATGAAAGCAGAGAACGCAGTTAGAATGAGTGACAATTTGGTAGGTATTGAGGTTCATACCATCCAGGACGTAGTAAAGGCACAAGCCGCAGGACTTAATTTGTTGAATAAAGACGGACTAGGTTACGAATATGAGGTAATAAATGAAGAGAGCGGAGAATGGCGAGAGCCAACAGAGCAGGAAGTATTCGACCGCATCGCTAAAGACCTCGCAGAGGATAACGAAGTTTACGCTTGTATGTACATCGCAAACGACTGGTGTGTGCAGAAGAGGGCTGTCACAACAATGCGCACCAACTTCTGTGTTGGGCAGGAGGTCTATCTTATGCGTGATAACAAGATAGCAAAGGACAAGATCCTCCGCATCAATCTTGTGAAGGACGAGGATTCTGAATATTGCAAGCTTGTGCTGATGGGAGACCAAGCACACTACACAAAGGGGGGATACGTCTTTGCTACCAAGCAGGAACTTGTAGAAAGTCTGATGAAGGAGTAAGTTTAACCCGAGGGAGAGCAATCTCCCTCACAAAAATAAAGAATATGATTAACGCAATAGTTAAGGATTTGCTGGCTAAGAATGATTGGGACAGAATTATATTCCGTTTCCCAACAAGTAGCTATACTTTGTTCCGCAGTGAAAAGTACGAGATAGATAGTTTCTGTGTATATATTCATACGTGCAGAGAATACCCAGAAATGGACGTGTTAGACATTGAGAGTCTGATTTCCATGGATATTAAGTATAAGAAGAATGAATTTGAAGATATAGTTGATATATAAGAGGAGGGCTAGATATGGTAATAGTAATCAAATTCTTCAAGGGAGCCACGTATGTTGATAGGTTCAACAATATGTACAGAGCCAAGACAACATTTGTAATGAGAAAGACCCCATTCCGTGAGAGCTATTATCTCACGAATGGGAAGCTGGCAAGCAAGAACACCTGCCTAGAGCGCATCAAGTGAAGTTGTTGCTAGTTGTTTATATAGGGCGAATGCGGTAGCCAAGCCGATACAGATGGTTGCAAGTACCATCCGCCCCCTAGTATTAATTTAAAAAGAAAGGATTTCGTTATGAGAGCTAGTTACAAGACCTACAGAGGTCAGAAGAATTTCTATGACAAGAACAATATGCACAAGAATTTAGGCGAAGTGTTCTTTTATTGGTATATATGTGGTACCAAGAACGAGCAACAGATACAGAGAGCTTATAGGGAATGCAGACAGGAGTGCCGAGAAGTTTTGCTTGACGAACTTTACAGAATTTGCGACCTCAAGCTTTATCACACGTTCGTAAATATATTTTTGTTTGGTCATAAATAGACAAGTGGCGTTATATGAATAAAGAACACAACGTTTAATAAGTAAAAAAGAAAGGATTTAATTATGAAGAAGTATGTAGTAGAAATCGTAGAGAAAATTACCTACAAGGTTTCGCTAGACGCAGCATCATCCGAAGACGCAGAGAATGCCGCAAGACGTTTGTACGATTTGGGCGCTTTGGAGAATGGCGAGTTGGAGAGTGTTACATTTGATGTAGAAGAGAAGGAGGGCGAGTAATATGAAGAAGCAGAAAGTATTCGTATTGGTTCAGCACGGCAACGACAACCAAGACTATTCTAGTGTTGATGTTGTCGGAGTCTTCCACACCAAGACCGCAGCAAAAGAGAGAATGGAGGAGAAAAAGGCTGAGATCCTAGACTTCTACAAGGAAGAATATCCCGACTGCTATGAGGTAACGGAAGACGAGGAAGAAGCATCGTGGTGCTGCTCCTACAAGGACAGCCCAATGTTCGATGAGTTAGTATTAACAGAAAAAGAAGTAGAGTAAACTATGAGCAAGCGGTATAAGTTTAACGAGTATGGTGTTTGCATCAACCCAGACGAATCTGCAAAAATCGGTTCGGGTATGACCTACATCATCATAACAACGGCATTAGTGAGAGGTAAGTGGACGTTTGGAATCCGATATGCCCTTGTTGACCGAGGAGGAGGTTGGGGCAACAATCTCAGCAACCCGAATTGGTACGGCACGCAGGAAGCCGCCATTACTGCCGCTTTGAAATGGATAAAGGATTGGCTGCAAAGGCAAATCAAAGTTGAAACAAACAAGAACAACTCTGTTTGCAAGAATGCCAATAAGTTGTTGACGGGAATAGAAAAGATTCTCCCGAAACAGAGATACGTACAACTAGATTTATTTGAATTTTGATTATGAATAAGCAGTTATTTTATTTCGTCTTCCCTCAGTCAGGGGAGACGATAACAAAGGAAATGAATCCTTTGGCGGTGAAGGATGCCGCAGTGAAGTATTTGAAGACTCAGAACGAGGTGAGAGGTGATATTTGCATCATCAAGGATAGCCGTGAGAACGTGATTGCTATGGGCTATGTGAGCGATAGTATGAAGGTTTCTTTCTTCACCGAGGATGAGACCGTTAACGACATCAAGCCGATAGGAGTAATCGAGGAAGGAGGGGTACAATGAGTGAAATCGATTTCAAGGCAATACGAGTAAAAACCGGTACGTGGGTTGATTGTTCCCCTATTATCAGAAATAGCGAAGTTTTTTCTAACCATAAAGAACTTGGCGTAATAAACTCATATTTGATTGACACCAACACCCTCTGCCAATTTACTGGTGCACGGGATTGTGACGGAACACCTATCTATGAGCATGACTTGCTCAGATGTAAAAAGACAGAAAGCATCTTCGAGGTGGTTTGGAATCAATGCAACACTAGTTTTAGTTTAGTGAATACCGAATACCCTGTTCTCTATCCAAATACTTTAGGGAGAATGTTACATAATAGGCACCTAAAAGTTGTCGGCAATAAATTCGACAAGAAAGGAGGTAAGCAATGAAATTACGGCAGGCGAAGAAGATACTTTGCAGAAAGAAAAACTATTTTTGGAGACCCCGAATTTTAGTTTACGCTTATGGTATTAGTAAAAACCACAGAATAGCGAAGGCTATCCGAAGGGTTCGAGCTTATCAGAAGAAAGGAGGTAAGAAATGACAAAGCAGGAATGGTTTGTGCTCTTCATCTTTCTGTTTACAATACTGATGGCAATACTAGGATAAGAGGAAGAAGATATGGAAAAGAAGGCAAGAATAATCGTGTATGACGATGTAGGAATACTTGACGAGAGCGATACCCTTTTCGAAGATAAGGAGCAGCTTGCAGGAATCGCCAAGCAGAACCTAAGCCAAACCCCCGATGCCGAAATGGTGGAAGTATGGGCAGGCAGCAAACTTGCGATGAAGTTCGAGTACAATCGAAAGCACAAGATTGTACCATCCAAGAATCTGCATCCAGGGTGGGGAGGACGGAGAGACCGAGCAGGAGCACCGAGCAAGGGCGCTGAAGCCCTTGTGAATCGAGTAGTACTGCACGTGAATGAAGAAACCTTCGACTTTTGCGAGTCTCTAGGCAGAAATAAGGCTGAATGGATAAGACAAGCCATCAGAGAGAAGCGAGAGCGAGAGGGAAATAGCAAAGGGTAGTCAGAAATGGCTACCCTTTATTCGTTTGCAGCACAACGAGTTAAACAGAATGATGTTATCAAGGATGTTATCAGAATTTGCCATCTATGTTATCAAATGCTGAGTAAACGTCCTTGTTGAGGGTTCGGGCATATCTTTGGGTCTGTCGGATATTGGTATGCCCGAGCACCTTAGCCACCACGTTCAGCGGCATTCCGAACGAGAGAAACAAGGTTGCAGCCGTAGCCCTGCCCATGTGGGAGTGCAGATTTGGCACGTTGACCATCATCCCGATAACCTTCAGATATTCGTTGTACTTCTGATTGCTGATGCAGGGCAGCTTGAAGTTGTACTTCTTGAGCACGGAGACCGCTCCAGCCAGTAGCTGGAAGGTGAAGTCCGTATCAGTCTTCACACGCTTGGCGTGGTAGTAGTACTTGCCGTCTGCCTGCTTGCACTTGGTGAAGTCGAATGCCATCAAGTCAGAGTAAGCCAAGCCGGTATAGCACTGCATCAAGAAGAGGTCACGAGCCTTCGCAAGGTAGTCGTACTGCAAGTGAAGGCGCTTGATGCTCTCGAACTTGTCTATCGGCAGGCAGTCAACAAACTGCTTATCGCCCTTCTCAATCTTGAAAGGCAGATGGTTATACGGATTCTTGTCTATCAAATCATCTATGCAGGCATCACGCACGAACAGCTTCAAGTACTTGTGATAGCAATATACGGTACTCTGCTCCAATCCTTTTTTGTGAAGATACTCATCAAGCTCACGAACCTTGGAAATATTGATGTCGGAGAACTCCTTGATTTTGCCATACGTCTTCAAGAAGTCGGTGAAGACCTTGTATCTTCTCTTGGTATGGTCGCTTACCTTGCGCTCTCGGGAGCGTTTCTCGCAGTAGGCGATGAAGTCTAGGGATTTGTTGGCAGCACCCTGCATAAGGGCAGGAATCTGATCCAAATCAGTAATGCCCTTGGAGTTCATTCTGATTACAACATCGTTTGCCCTCTCCAGTATGGCATCAATCTGCTTGTTGTACAAGTCAGACTCCTTGCAGCGAATGACACGCTTACTACTATCCGACCATTGAGCCGGACACACTTTCACACCCGTAGAGAAGTACTTTCGCTTACCTCCACAAGTGAACCTCAATTCTACCGAAACTGCCTTCTGTGCAGTACCTCGGTGGAGGCGATTGTGAATAACACTTAAATTAATTACGCCCATAAGCTGATAACATTTTTACAAGCAGGTGATAACATATTAGTAACCCACTTAGATTTAACATTTCTAAAGGAATGCCGAACGAACTATGTATCAGCTTATTGCAGAGATTGACACGTAAACGATACGACGACACGTCTATATTCCGATGTTATCAATCTGTTATCAGCCAATAAATGCAAAAACGGACATAACTACCTAGTTAATAGGAAGTTACATCCGTTCTACTTCTAGAAATTTAAGCTGTGATTATGCCTTATTTTCTTAATTTGGTACACCCTTAGGGATTCGAACCCTAGACCCACTGATTAAGAGTCAGTTGCTCTACCAACTGAGCTAAGGGTGCAACTATTTGTTGGTGACTCCGCAAGGATTCAAACCTTGAACCTCTTGATCCGTAGTCAAGTGCTCTATTCAGTTGAGCTACGGAACCATTCATTTTGCCTTAATTTGTACACCCTTAGGGATTCGAACCCTAGACCCACTGATTAAGAGTCAGTTGCTCTA